TTGTGGGGGACACATGACGGACGATAAAGGCGCATTGATTGAAAAGGCTACATTTGCAATACTGCCACTGCTGTTTAGCTGCGTTGTGTATCTGATGTCGGCTCTGTCAAATCTCAGCCATGAAGTGACTATTCTCAATAGCAAGATCAGCTTGGTGGTAACCAGTGACAACAAGCAAGCCAGCAACTCAGGCGCTGAGTTGGCAAGGGAAAAGCTGAGACAAGATTTGGAAAAAGAAATCCAAAAGAACCGAGATGACATCATGCACAACAGACAAGAGATTGCCGTGATCAACACCAAGTTGGAGAAGAAGTAATGGATTGGCTTAAACAGATTGCACCAACGATTGCCACCGCACTTGGTGGACCATTGGCAGGCATGGCGGTAAGCGCCATCTCCAAGGCCATTGGGGTTGACCCCGAGAAGGTTGGCGACATGATCAGCAGCAACAAGCTGACGGCAGATCAGATTGCAATGGTGAAGATTGCTGAGATTGAGTTGCAGAAGCAAGCGCAGGAGCTTGGCCTCAACTTTGAGAAGCTGGAGGTGGAGGACAGGAAATCCGCAAGGGATATGCAGTCAGCCACCAGATCCATGATGCCGCCAATACTCGCTGGTGCCGTGACCTTGGGATTCTTCAGCATCATGGTAATGATGTTCTTCAACCAGATTGACTCCAACAACCCCGCCATCCTGATGATGCTGGGGTCACTCGGCACAGCTTGGACCGGGATCATTGCTTACTATTTCGGCAGTTCTGCTGGAAGCCAAGCCAAGACAGATTTACTCTCAAGGAAGTGACTATGAAACCCGGACTCTACGCAAACATCAACGCCAAGCAGGAACGCATCAAGGCTGGCTCAAAAGAGAAGATGAACAAGGTCGGCAGCAAGGCAGCGCCTAGCGCCAAGGACTTCAAGCAAGCAGCCAAGACAGCCAAGAAGAAATGAAGACTCCAGCTTGGCAGCGTAAGGAAGGACAAAACCCCAAGGGTGGGTTGAATGCTGCTGGACGGGCAAGCCTCAAGGCGGCTGGGCAAAACATCAAGCCACCCGTCAAGTCTGGTGACAATCCTCGACGAGCCAGTTTCCTCGCACGGATGGGCGGCAACGATGGTCCAGAGTACAAAAACGGTAAACCCACCCGGCTGCTGCTGAGTCTCAATGCTTGGGGAGCCAGCTCCAAGGCAGACGCCAAGGCCAAGGCCAAAGCAATATCAGCGAGGAACAAATGACGCCTCACTTTAGCCTTGCTGAGTTGACCTGCACTGACCACCGCAGCCTGGACAACACGCCTAACGCACAGGAGTTGGCAAACCTTCAGCGGCTGGCTGAGTTCTTGGAGACAATGAAGACAGCACTTGGCGGCAAGCCTGTGATGATCAACTCAGCCTTCCGCAGCAAGGCAGTCAATGATGCCGTAGGAAGCAAGGACACCAGTCAGCATAGGCAAGGCTTGGCCTGTGACTTTAGGGTGCCTGGGATGACGCCAGACGCTGTGGTGAGGGCGCTGATTTCGGCTAAACTTCCCTTTGACCAAATCATCCGTGAATATGATTCTTGGACTCACATCAGCATTGCTGAAAAGCCAAGGGGTCAGGCTCTAATTATCGACAAGCAAGGTACTAGACAGTTTGTCTGAAAGATCAATATGCTGATGCCACTCAAGATACCGGCAGGCGTTTACCGTAACGGCACTGAATACCAATCAATGGGTCGGTGGTTCGGCGCTAACTTGGTTCGGTGGTTTGAGAACACTCTCAGGCCAGTTGGAGGCTGGCGCAAGAGGGCTAATGGACAGATGTCAGGCACCTGCCGTGGCATTATCAATTGGCGGGACAACAGCTCAACCCGGTGGATTGTGGCTGGCACCAACACCAAGCTGTATGTGATGAACCAGGCGGGGACGCTGAAGGAAATAACCCCAACCATATTCACACCTGGTGCAGCCGATGCGTCACTGCTAGTTGGCTATGGCTACGGCAACTATGGTGCATTTGCCTATGGTGTGGCTAGGCCAGACACTGGCGCAATCATTAACGCTGCAACCTGGTCAATGGACACTTGGGGTGAGTATTGGGTCGGATGCTGCAACAGTGACGGTCAATTGCTGGAGTGGCAGTTGGGATTCACAACGCCAACCAAGGCAGTGGCAATTGTCAATGCACCCACCAGTTGCGCGGCGGTGATGACCACCTCTGAGCGTTTCATGTTCGCCTTGGGTGCCAGCGGTAACCCAAGGCTTGTGGCATGGTGTGATCAGGAGGACAACACCACCTGGTCACCAGCCGCCAATAACCAAGCAGGCAGCTTTGAGCTGACCACTGTCGGCTCCATCTTAGCGGGTAAGCGGGTGCGAGGCGTCAACCTGATATTCACTGACGTTGATGTCCACACCAGCAGCTACATTGGTCAGCCGTTCGTGTTCAGCTTTGAGAAGGCTGGCTCTGGTTGCGGCTTGATTGGACCCCAAGCTGTAGCGGCTATAGACACTGCCGCCATCTGGATGAGTAGGTCAGGTTTCTGGATTTACGACGGTTACGTCAAGCCACTGCCGTCTGACGTTGGCGACTACGTGTTTAGCAATATCAACTTGGAGCAGGCCAGCAAGGTTTACGCTGTCCACAACAGCAAGTTTGGGGAAATCTGGTGGTTCTACACCAGCAGCGCCAGCATTGAAAATGACTCCTACGTCATCTATAACTACCGTGAAAACCATTGGTCAATAGGCACCTTGGCGCGTTTGGCTGGGGTTGACAAGGGCGTCTTCAATAACCCGTTGATGGTCAGTGCTGACGGTTACATCTACGAGCATGAGGTGGGCTTTGCCTATGACTCACAGACAATTTACGCTGAGTCAGGCCCGGTGGAGATTGGCAATGGCGAGCAAATCATGCAGGTTCGCAAGGTGATACCGGACGAGTCCAACCTTGGGGATGTCAACATCAGCTTCAGCAGCCGTTTCTATCCAACCGACACAGAGACAACCTACGGTCCATTCACCAGCGCCAACCCAACCGACGCACGGTTCAGTGGACGCCAGGTCAAGATGAAGGTAACAGCCGATACTTTGAGTGATTGGCGGGTTGGGGTGATGCGCCTAGATGCAGTGCCAGCCGGGAAACGCTGATGTCTCTCAACGTACCGCACCCACCTCAAGTCTATACGCCAGTGATGGAGGCACAGCGTAATTTCCTGCTGGAGAACGCTGACCGATTGAACAGGAAGACTAACGCTGACGTTGAGATTAGCAGCAGTAAGCTGATATTGACATCACCAAATGGGACTAGGTACAGTGTGGTGGTGAGTAACGCTGGCGCATTGTCAACAACGGCACTATGACAGATATTGAGAGATTGAGGCCAGAGATTGAAAAAGCCTTAAAATATTCGTTGAACACTCACACATTTGATGATGTCGTTGAGCTGGTCCAGCAAGCCAAGATGCAATTCTGGCCTGGACGGAATTCGGTGGTGGTTACGGAGATTGTTCTCCACCCACAGCAAAAATGCCTAAACTATTTTCTAGCAGCAGGCGTGATGGAAGAACTAGAACTGATGTCACCAATGATCGAGGCTTGGGGTAAGAGCCTTGGATGCACTCGCGTCACTTTAGCTGGACGTAAGGGATGGCAGAAGACTTTTCTGGCGAAGACAGGTTACACACCCCAGTGGTGGATTATGAGCAAGGAGTTATAGCATGGCTGATATGTCAATCCAGAGCGCCTACGAGCGAGTCTTAGGCCGCGCACCAAGTGCCGATGAAGTTGCCTATTGGCAGGAGGCGTTTGGTAACAGCGTGGACCCTGTTGAACTGTCAACCTTCAGCGTAGCGGCTCAACCTGAACTTGCAGCGGCAGCGCCAACGAATACAGCCGTGCGGGATATGTACCAGCAAGTTCTGGGCAGAGCGCCTGACGCCTCTGGCTTGCAATACTTTGCTGAGCGTTTTGGTACGTCTATTGACCCCACTGAGTTGGGTATTTTCCAGAGCATGGCGGCTGAAGAAATTGCTGCTAATGCCGCTAGGAATGCAGCACAACAGGCGGCAGCAGCAGCTAACACTACTACTACAACTGATGATAGTGCTGGCATACAAGTTGTTGTATTTGGTCCAGATGGAACACCTTATGGTAGCCCTGCTGCTGCTGCTAGAGCAGGTGTGACTAACTACACAATGGAAAATCCTGCAACTACTGCTGCTACAACTGCTGCTACTGGAATGTCCATTGCAGACGCCTACCAAAGGGTCTTGGGACGAGCGCCATCTGCCTCTGAAATTGCTTACTGGACATCTCAGTTTGGGTCTGACGTTGACCCTACTGAGCTATCCACATTCAGTGTGGCGGCTCAACCTGAACGAGCTGCTGCGCCAACAACGAATGATGCTATTCGGCAGATGTACCTGTCAGTCTTGGGGCGTGAACCTGACGCATCGGGGCTTCAATACTTTGCTGACCGTTTCGGCACTGAAGTTGACGCCTCTGAACTCGGCATATTCAAAGGGATGGCAACGCAGGAAATCAATGCCAATGCAGCTAGAAACGCTGGCACTACGACAGGTACAGGCACTACTGCTGGCACTACGACAGGTACAGGCACTGCTGGTACTGTCCAGCCCATCACCAGGCCAACAGCACAAAGGCAAGTGACAGGCACCCAGCTTGCACCAGCGCGGGTCACCAACACAGCCATTACGGGTACGCCTTTTCGCAACATTTACACGCCATCGACTATGCAGCAGAACGCGCCTACGCTGGCGCAAATCAACGCTGCATCTCAGTCGGCTAACCCGTACCAGTCCCTGATGGCGCTGACGCCTCAACGCACACTGTCACCAGCGTATGCAGCCCAAGCAGGGCAGACAACCGCCAACACCAACCTTGGTGGTTTCAACCCAGCCGTTTACAAACCACCAGCGGCAACGACAACGACAGGAGGTGGCCTGTTAACCACTGCGGAGTCACCGGCTGGTGGAGAGAATACGTCAACTGGCACTGGTATGGCAGGCATTAACAACCAAGCAGCTTTGTCAGCAGCCCTATCCAATCTTGGGTTCGCAGGCTTGGGTCAAGGGTTAGCAACAAGTGTCGGAAACCAACTTGGTAGTTTGACAATGGCTGACATTTTGGGCGGGAACATTGCTGGTGTTAATACTGGTGGTTTTCCAGAAGGGTATATTGACCCAGGTGACTACGAAGGCGGTCTTGGGTCTTCAGCGGGTATGGGTGGACTTACCGGACCTAATTATTCAGATTATGGTGGCATGGCTGGCGAAACTGGCGGCGGCGACACAATGGGTTTTGGTGGAGAGTATGCCAAGGGCGGCATGGTCAAAATGAAACCGCAAAAGTACAACCCACCAGGACCAGACGATGGCTACGCAGCACTGGAGAATGGCGAGTACGTCATCCGCAAGAGTGCAGTCAAGAAGTATGGCGCGAACATTTTCGAACAAATTAACGCAGGCAAGATTCCAGCCAAGCGTTTGAAATCTCTGTTGGAGTAACACCATGAGCAAAAGCGGCGGCAGTCAGACAGTCACTACACAAATTGACCCAACAATTAAAGCAGCCTACCTGCAGAACTTGCAGCAGGCGCAGGGCGTAGCCTCGGCGTTACCCGTCAGGGAGTTTGCTGACTTCAACCCCATCTATCGGGCTGGTGAGCAGCAGATGGTGAACACTGGTTTGGCAGGCCGTGGCATTGACACTACCAACATTGCTGCCGAGTACGCCAACCAAGCGGCTCAGTTCAACCCTTACTACACAGGCGGCGTCAACGCTGGTCTGTCCAACCAGATTGGTGCTGTTGGCTACACACCAACTGATGTCACTGCTGCTCAGAGCAACATGAGCAACATCAGCAACTACATGAACCCGTACACTAATCAGGTCATTGGTGGTTACAACCCTGCCACCAAGACATCCACTGGTGTGCTGGGTGACATTGAGGCTGCACGTCAAGCAGCCGTACAACAGATGGGTGAGGCTGCGACTAGGGCTAAAGCCTACGGCGGTACACGCCAAGGAGTTGCGGAGGCCGCTACTAACAGGGCATACGCTGACAAGGCGGCTCAGATGTCCGCACAGCTACGCCAGCAAGGGTTTGACACCAGCGCCAACCTGATGCAGCAAGACCTGGCACGACAGCAGCAGGCTAACCTCCAATCAGCAGCACAAGGTACTGGTGCGGCTCAGTATGGTGCTGGCGCCATCAACGCTGCCATGGGCGGTAATGCAGCAGCGCAGAATGCTATGGCTCAGTTCAACGCTCAGTTGGCGCAGCAGTCTGACCTAGCTAACCAACAGGCTTACGCTGCCGCCAATGCACAGCGTCTTGGTGCTGCTGGACAGCTAGGCGCACTCGGAGCGCAGCAGCAGAGCCTTGGTCTTGGTGGCGCACAGGCTGTCATGGGCGTAGGGTCAGCGCAACAACAAATGACCCAGGCGCAACTGGACGCCTTGCGCGGTATTGGATTAGAGAAGCTGGGCATTACTCAGCAGGCAATGTCCACTGCTTTGCCTAATGCTGGCGGTAGCCAAACATCTCCAACCTACAAGAATCCATTGACCAGCGGGCTTGGCGGTGCTTTGGGTGGTTACCAGCTTGGTGCTTTACCAGGCATGGCTGCAATTGGTGGTCCTGCTGGTGCTGCAATTGGTGGTCTTCTTGGACTTTTGAGCTAGGAGATAGACATGGCTGAATTCAATTTAGAGGGACTGCTGGGCAACGTCTTTGGCGGTGGTGGCGGTAACGCATTGGACGAGTACCTGACGCCAGAGCAACGTGCGGCTATGCAACGCAATGCAATGCTGGCAGCGTCAGCAGCCTTGCTGAAGGCTGGCGGGGAAAGCACCCGGCGCATTGGCATTGGTGAGGCTCTAGGTGGCGCGTTTGAGGCAGGCCAAGCCGGGTACGAGAAAGCGCAGACGGGTGCGCTGACTCAGATGGCAATGAAGCAGAAGATGGAAGAGGCGAAGAAGGCCAAGGAATTGAAAAAATTGATTGCTGGTGTATTTGCACCTCAAACAACAATGCCAGGCGCAGCGCCAATGCCAGAAGTTGACACAGGCGTACCGCCATTACCCACTGCTGGTGCAGCAATGCCGCCAGCGCAAGGTATGCCAGCGCCAATGAACGCAAATATTGCTAAAGCTAACCAGTATCGGCAAGTAGCAAAAATGCTGGAGGACGATGGTCAATTAGAGAAGGCGATGCAGTACCAAAAGTTTGCGATGGACCTTGACCCACCAACCACTGCCACCGGAACTGCTTTGTCAAAGTTAATTGCAGAACGCGCTATGCTGCCTGTTGGTAGTCCATTGTTTAAAGCATACGATGCAGCAATTGAGAAGGAATCTCAATTTGCCCCACCTGCGCCAAGGGCAGGAACTTTACTATCGCAACTTCAAGCTGATTTGGCTGGGGCAACTGACCCTAGAATAAAACAACAAATTGAAGCTAGGATACAAAAAGAAATTAACAACGCACCGCCACAAACAGTCATCTTAAACGAAGGTAAACAAGGATTTGAGAATGTAATGAAGTTAGGTGCTGCCTTTAAGGGTGAGCCTATCTACAAAGAATATCAAGGAATGCAAACAGCGTTTAATCAAGTAAATACTGCGCTTAACCAGGAAACTCCAATTGGTGACCTTGCTGGTGCAACGAAAATGATGAAGCTAATGGATGAGGGTTCTGTGGTTAGAGAAACGGAACTTGCACTTGCAATGGCTGCTGCTGGACGCATGGACAGATTGAAAAATTATCTTAATCAGGCAATGACAGGTCAGAAGTTGACACCAAAACAGCGCATTGAATTTAAGGCTTTGTCAAATGAGCTGTATGCAGCAGCAGGTCAAGCGTATAACCAAAAGCGAAGTGAGTACGAGGCATTTGGCAACGCATATCAACTTCCGAACCTAAACACTTCTCTTGGCGCACCAGCTAATGTGCCATCTATAGTGAGGCAACCAGGTGGTTCTGTTACGGCACCAGGTGGTGGTAGACCAACTTTAAATAACATCTTTGGCATACCAGGGAGATAATGATGGATGGCATTGAAGACAAAATCAAACAGGCCAAAAAAGCTGGTTATAGGGACGAGGATATCGTCCAGTTTTTGGCGCAGCTTCCAGACGTTGGGCCTCAAGTCTTGGCTGCATTGGAGCAGCAATACAAGCCAGCCGAAATTCTAAAGTTCCTGGGGCAGTCTCCTGCTTACCGAGCAGGCACAGAGAAATCTACGTTGCAGCGCGGTGCCTTAACTGCACTGCAAGGGCCAACTTTTGGGTTTGCTGACGAGCTGTATGGCGCAGTCAGCGCACCATTCACAGCGGTACAGCAAGGCATCCCGATGGGTCAGGCGTATGAGCAAGGACGGGATGTTGTTCGAGGTCAAACAGAATCGTTTGAACAAGAATCGCCATTCACTGCTGCTGGCCTGCAACTCGCAACCAGTTTGCCTATGGGAGTGATCAGCGCACCAGCCGCCATTGGCAGGGCAGTTATGCCAGCCATCACCCGTGCATTACCAACCGTAGCACCAGCTATCCAGGCCGCAGGCAGATACATGACAGCAGCTCCTGGTGCTGGTACGGCAATGGGTTTAGGTCAGCGCACAGCTCAAGCTGCTGGCTCTGGTGCTGGCTACGGGTTTGTTAGCGGTTTAGGGGCATCCAATGAGAGTGATGCAATAGACATACTCAACGATGCAGCCAGAAGTTCACTGATTGGTGGCACTCTTGGCGGTGTATCACAGCCCACCATGAGCGTTTTAGGTGCTGCTGGCAGACAAGCCACAGCAAGAATGTCCCCCACAGCCGCTGGAACCTACGCCCAGCAAAAAGTTGCCGAGGCTTTAATTCGTGATAAACCAGAGAATTTAGCCCCAAGCGCACTGAACATGGCGCAGGCCAGGCTCTTGAAACTTGGCCCAGAGGCGCGTATTGCTGACGTTGGTGGCAAGTCCACACGCAACCTGCTGGATGTGCAGGCCACATTGCCTGGCACCACGGCAGAGGCTGTGGAACGTGCCATTCGGGAGCGCCAGGTAGGACGCGCTGGAAGACTGATGGCTGGTGCTGATGAGGCACTTGGCACTCAAAACGCACAGTTTACGCAGAGCATTGACAACTTTAGTAACCAGAGATTTGCCGCATCACGCCCGTACTATGCTGCAATTGATCAATCTACAGCAACGGTGAATAATTCCATCTTTGATGCCTTGAGCAAATCAAAGGGTGTGCAAGGTTCTGCTGAACTGCTGTTCAGAACAAAGACGGGTCAGGTGATTGACTTGTCAAATCTCAAGCCTGGTGACTCGGTGCCAATGAATGTCCTGGATTCGTTAAAGCAATCTCTTTATGACACATCTACGGAACTGCGTAGAGCTGGCAGCAATGCCCAAGCTGAAGCGTATGACAAGGTGCGGTTACAACTTGTCAAGCAATTGGAAGACCAAGCGCCAAAGATTGGTGGTCAATCTGCCTACACAATGGCAATGAAAACATGGGCTGGTCCATCACAGATGATGGATGCTGCTGAGATTGGTCGCAAGGTAATGAAGGGCGATATTCTTGACATACAGCAGGCCACCAAGAATTTATCTGCCTCTGAGATTGACGCATTCCGAATTGGTGTGTTGCAGGGACTGAGAGAGAAAACTGGCACTGAGGCTGGACAGACATCACTGCTGAAGTTTTACAAAGAGCCAAGCACACAGGCTAGATTAAGGGCTGCATTTGGAGGAGACTTCAAAGCATTCTCTTCCTCTGTTTTGGCTGAAGAAGCTCTCAAACGATTTGAGTCTGCTGGTCGCGGTTCTAAAACGGCTGCAATGCTTGCTGGCGGTGCAGACTTGGATGTTGCACCACTGGCACAGGCAGCAGGCTCAGTGGCATCTGGAAGTCCAACTGCAATATTGACTGCAGCAAGTAACCTGGCTCGACAGACGCAAACGCCAGAGGCTGTTCGCAATGAAATCGGAAAGATTTTGCTTTCACGTGACCCCAGGCAACTACAGCAGCTTTCTGAAATCATCAGACAACTGAACGCATCACGGGCAAGGGCGGCGGGTGCTGCAGGCTTTGGTGCGGGTCAGATAGGTGGCATGGCCCCCAGTTATTTTGCACCATAATATTATCAACATCTTCACAGGAGCATCACAATGAGCAAGCTATTTCGGGACGACAACGGGCAACTGACTACCTTCGGGTCGCTTGGCACCACCCAAGTGATGACAGTCACAGCCACCAGCGTACAGTCAACGGCAGTGGGGGCTGGAGTCACCATGCTGCGCTTGGCAAACACCGGTGGGGCGCATTGCCACTTTGCCATTGGCGCTAACCCAACCGCCAGCCTGACCACCTCACCTCATCTGCCGACCAACGCTGTTGAGTACGTTGCCTGCGCTGGTGGCGACAAGGTGGCTGTTATCCGTAACGCCACTGCCACCGATATCTCAATCACGCAGATTTCGTAAGCGGTATGCTGCTATGGCGTCCTTGAGGTCGCCCCTGAGTTGCTCAAGCTGGTCCTGCTGCTGCTGCAACTTTAGGTAGACCTCAAGCGCAAATTTATCGAGCGTCTGGCGATCCCAGGCTGCGAAATTCGGTAGATCGTTCAACTTGGTTCCTTATCCATTGTGGGCCTAAACGCATCAGTGCAATACGCTGGCTCTGGGTTAGCTTGATTGAGTAGACCACAGACAGTGGCTCACCTACACGCTTGGCTTTGTCGATGCGTTTGTCTCTCATAGCCGCTTCCTCGGCAGCGGCGCCCAATACTGCCAGAACTGCGTCTCGCCCACCTTGTAGATGTAGTGCCCCATCGTGGCAACACCAGACCGTCCTAGTAACAGCACCTTGACACCTTGCGGTGTCTGATCGTCAATAGGCATCCAGAAGTAGTCTTGTGCTACTGCTGCCGTGAAGGTGCTGTCCAGCCTGAACTTCTGCTCATGCCTGAAACGCTCAAACTCTTCGTCCTCAGTATCCATTGCGCTCCTTTAGCTTGGCTTCAATAAGTTTTGTGAGACACACCACTTTCCACAACAAGTCGCCGAAATCAACTTCCATGTCAGCTACTGCGTCACTCATTTCCTCATCCGTCAGCCCCTGCCACGGGCGCTGTGCTGCGGGTGGGGTGGTGTAGAGCGCATACGCAACGCAAGTACCCCCGATGCGTTTTGCCTCTGCTTTTGCGTCAATCTCCGCAAACTCATCACGCCACATTTTTGAACAGCCTTGCACCGCCCACGCCACCGGCTCATGCTCTGGCTGTGCTACTGGCTGTGCCTTCGTATTCCCACAGTCTTTGTAATGACACGCATCTCCGTCTTGGCAGGGGCATCGCGGGTCTTTTCCTATGCACGGCTCGGCTTGCTGCTTGGGTGGGGCAACTTTTTTGATTGCCTGATGCACAACATGGAACATGGTTTCGTAATGACCGTGCTTTCCCTCCTGCATTTTTTCGTCATACAAGCTTTGTACAAAGCAGTTAATTTCTGTTTTGTCATACGCCACCGGCTCCTGCTCTGGTTGCGCTGCTGCAAGTGGGGTAGCAAAGTGATCAGCCAACTCACGCGCTTTGTGCTTGTTGATACCCTCGCGGACTAGGCTGACTACAACCATGTCACGCCACTGGGTTGGCTCCTGCTCTGGCTGTGCCAGTTCGGTTTGCAGGGCGGTGATGGCTTCTACGATGTGCGTGTACTTGGTCACATAACGCTCATCTTCCAGCGCCTCCAGCGCCTGTTGCGCGGCTTGTCTTAGGTCAGTCATGTCCCATCCTTGATGTTGTGGGCGGCTTCGATGGCATCAACTACTTTTCTGCCTTGTTTTGATACGGGGCCAGCACCACCGTTCTGTCCAAAGTAGTAGCGCAAGGTTTCGTCGGCCAAAATGTCTTTATCCGTTAGCGGTTTGCGCTGGGCTGCTTTCTTGCCGTTTTCAAAACCGTTGTCGTATGCACTCTTCAGAGCCGCTTCGTACTCTGCGATGTAGCCTTGTGCGTCATCATCATCATTCATCTTGTTCTGCGCTGCTTGGCGCTTTGAATCAAATCCTGTCATTTTGTTGCTCCTATCACGGCCAATGCAATGGCGCGTTGTGGTGTGTCTGCGTTAAAAAACCCGAGTTTGTATTTGCCCCTTGATATTGCCTCCCATGCCCTGCCCCTTAGTCTCAAAGGGAAGCAGTCGTACCTCTCCGCAATCGGGCCGATCACGTTCCAGTCGCGGTGGGAGAACACGCGCCAACTACCGTTGTACACAACAACTGCCCACATATCGTCGTGGAACTTAACATCAAACAGCTTGTACCCAATAGCCAGCGCCAGCGCCTTGTCGATTTCAATGTCAGTCATCACATCCCCCTCTTTGGTGTGTTTAAAGCACGATCAATACTCCACCCATTTCTAAGCCGCGCGTAAAGCGTTGAATAGGGTAGGCCAACTTCTAAAGCCCAATCTTGAACTAACATTGTTTTGCCTTTATGCTCAATCCAAACCGTCACACTACGATTTTTGTTTTGCTCAAATTTTGTAGCCCATCTGCAATTTTCTGGCGTGTAGTCACCGTTGTTGTCAATGCGATCAAGCGAGTGGTCTTTGGTTGGTTTGCGGCCCATATCGGATAAAAAATTAAGGTAGTTCTCCCACCTTCCGCAAACTTTTATACCCCGTCCACCATACTTCTCGTAGTATTTTGTGTTTTGATCTTTGCAACGGTTACGCATACTTCTCCATGCGTAATACTCAAGCGACTTGTGGTCGCCGTGTATCGTGTGTGTTTCTGTTTTTAGACACCCGCACGATTGTGTTTTTCCAAGTCGCAACGGAGTTGTGGCTACAACGGTTTTGTTTCCACACTCGCAGATGCAATTCCAAATTCGCTTCTGATGCTTGTCAACACCAGCGCCAGATGAGACTGTTAGTTTGGAAAACTTCAGCCCAATCATTTCACCAAGGTCATTTCTTTGTTTACGCATGGTTTCTATTATAAACCAGAATCGGCCAAGAACTCGGCCAAGATCAAACAGAACACACGGCGCTGTTCTTCGGTGCTTTTCCAATATCCATCTTCCCTTTCAATCTCAACCCGACAGTAAGGAACGTCAGCATCTTCACAGTCACCAGTTAGCGCAACCTCCCGTAGCATCGTGCTGATCGGGCCGTACTGCAAGTGTTCGTCAGCCGGGTGGATGCGGTAATAGCGCATATCTTCAACCAAAACAAGTTGTCCGGTTGCTTGCCAAGAGTCTCCTGAGTCCACCCATTTTGTTTGTATCCTCGCTCCACGGGCGGCAGCGTGTAGTAGTCTGCTCATGTGTTTCTCCTTGCTCTGATGGCGGTGGCTCGGTTTTCGCAGGCTTGATCCCATGCGCTACTATCCCAATCGGTTGCATTGTTTATCCCGTCTTCGCACACCTTCGCGCATTTCTCCCTCTCGGCAGCGGCAACAAGGTTGGCAAAGCGTTGAAGGATTTCCCATTCGTAATCCAGCAGTGTGTCAAGAGGTCCGCACACTCTCCCGAGGTCATACTCCCGCGCCATGCGGATAAAGTCGTCTTTAGTCATGTCAGATACCCCGCCATAAAGAATATCGCCGCTATCGCCAGCAGCGCGAGGACAATAGCCAAGGCGGTGTCAATCCAGCCGTAGGCAAACAGGTTTTCTACTTCATCGTCTTTCATGTTTTGTTCCCCCTGCTTGGCAAGCTGAACGCATCCAAACTTCCTGCCCGTGGAACCTGACGCATACTGTCCCCATCACCTGAACAGTAGACTCCACGCTCCCAGATGCTGAGAGCTGGTGCGCAGACTTCACCAGGACGCTTGATGCGCTCCACGTATACGCCAGCAGACTGTCGTGCATCTCGGCTGAGATAAACATTTGGGAGCCTTTGCATATGCGCTGGCGCTTTGCTACGGTCAATGTCCTTGAGGTTGCTCATTTGGTTGTCCTAAATCCACGTTTTGTAAAACACTGCACGCTGCCGTTGTCCAGCAGCCTCCATGTGGCATTCTCACCACCGCACATTGCCTGTGCAGCGCGTGAGAACTTCTCCATTGCCAATTGCTCACGCTGAGTAGCCCGAGCATTGGCGGCTGAATCTACTGCGGCTTGGTAGTCAGATGGTCCATCCAGCAAGTAGGCCGTGGACAGCACCGCCGCCACCGCTACCGCGAGACACCAGTTGATTGCGTGATTCATACTTCACCCTTTCCCTTGCAGAGGTAGCACCTAGTGTCCTCATGCTGACCTTCACCACTGCCATTGCAGGCAGGGCAGATGCCTGGTTCATTGTCATCTTCAGGGATATCTTGTTCAGTGTTCATGTTGTGCTTTCAAGGGCCGAAGCCCCGTTGTGATTACTTACGCTCAACAGTGCCGACCAGTTCGCCTTCAGTGATGGCAAACAGAATTGCTTTGGCAATGTTGAGGGTTTGACGGGCACGCTCCACATCGTTGTAGAGCATCAGTTCCTGGGCATCTGACATCAGGCCAGCAACAACCATGTTGCCGCCAGAGAATTTGTAAGTGATGGATTGCTTGACCTGTTGGATGTATTCCGCAATGTCGGCTACGCCGTACATGGTCAGATTGCGATTTGGTGTTGCAGTTGTCATGGTGTTTTCCTTGGGTTAAGACCCTGTGCAAAGTGCTAGGGCTTGAGTAGGATTCTAGCGTCACGCTAGTACAGGTCAAGCACTCAAGCAAAAATATTTGCTATGACAAACCCTTAAGGGTAAACACCTACACATTTAGTCTCAAGCATTACGCTAGAATTCTTCGCATGGAAAACAAATTGACAGCAACGCAACGCCAAGAACTTGCCCAGACGGTCGGCCTCAACGAACAGTGGCTCTACCAGTGCCTCAGTGGTAGGCGGGACATGAGTCCTGCTGAAGCCATCCGAGTGGAGGCTGCATCTGGTGGTCTAGTCACCCGGCAGATGCTGTGCCAAGGGACATGGTCCAAGATTTGGCCTGAGTTGGCATGAGCAATCTACAATCCCCCCAGGCTATGCAGTTGCCTACTTTAGGGGGGGACAATTTGTCCCCCCCTTCCTTTTCTCGGGTCATTGGCATTGACCCTGGCGCATCAGGCGCTATTGCACTGCTCCTGAACGGTGTGCTGGTGTCAGTACACGATATGCCAACAGTTACCGTCGAGCGCAACAAGGCGCAGAAACGCCAAGTCTGTCCTGCTGGCCTTGCACTCTTGATGCAGCAGCTCGCACCTCACAAGGCCATTGTCGAGAAGGTAGGAGCAATGCCTGGTCAGGGTGTCTCTTCCATGTTCAGCTTTGGGCGTTCAGTTGGCATCATCGAGGGAGTGCTTGCCGCCAAGCAGATACCTGTGACGTTTGTCACACCACAAGCCTGGCAGAAGCAATCAGGTGCCGCCAAGGGCAAGGACGGGAGTCGGCAGCGGGTCATGGAGCTGTTTCCTCGGGAGGCGCATCTCTTTGCAAGGGTCAAGGACGATGGACGAGCTGACGCTGTTCTGATTGGTCTATGGGGTGGTGTATGACTCTACAAGAAGATGAACGTAAGACGCTGAAGGCGCACATCCTCTGGCTGGGGACTGAGTTGGAGAAGTCCAGACTCCAGTGCCGAGCCAAGACTGAATTGCTGAAGCGGATGCTGGACCCAGAGGACTTGGGACACGCAGTCAGTAACGAGGTTCGCGCCAGCATCTACCAAATCCTCATCGAAGACAGTCACAACGAAAGAGACGCATGGAACAGATAAAACAGACACTGCTAAGACCAAGTGCTGCTGGACGGTGGATTGCTTGCCCTGCAAGCGTCCAACTGTCAGCCAAGATGCCAATGGGAGAGTCAGGTGCTGCCGCGCAGCGGGGGACTGCAATTCACAGTCTCTCAGAGTCTTGTTTTATGACCTCCAGCTTGCCAGAGGAGTGGCTGGGCGTGGAGGTGGAGGGTGTCAGGATGGACGAGGAGGCCATCACCTACGCTCGCAAGCACTTGGACTACATTGAGGGTGAGGAGAAGCGTTTGGGTAACGTATTTGTTGAGCAGTACGTCACTGCCCTAGACACGCACAACGTCCGAGTTGCGGGTACTGCTGATGTCCTGGGCTGGTCAGATGACACTGGTGAATTCGTCATTGGTGACCTGAAGACAGGGCGGGGATACGTTGATGCTGACAGTGACCAGATGCGTATCTATGCACTCGGCGGTATGCGTCTGGCAAAGAAGACATTCAAGACGGTGACAATGACCATCGTCCAGCCAGTGCATGGCGTTAACCGCAGTCACACCATGACGGTCAGTGAGTTGCTCAAGTGGGAGCGCAATGTCCTGATTCCAGCTGCACAGGCTGCAATGGCACCAGACCCCAAGGTAGTACCAAGTGAATCAGCCTGCCAGTGGTGTCCTGCCAGGGCCATTTGTCCAGCGCACATTGAAACATTTACTGAGCTGGCTGAAGCAGCCTTACCGCAGGCACTCAGCAATGAGCAGTTGGCGTCCTACCTGAACCAAGTCTCCAAGGTTGAGGCGTTCATCAAGGCACTTGAGACTTACGCAGTCAAGTGCATCAAGGACGGTGCAGCAGTACCAGGCTGGCAGATGGGGTCCAAGAAGTCAACGAGGAAGTGGACTGATGAGACTGAGGCTGTTGGTGCCTTGGTGCTGGCTGGACTCACTCAAGACCAAATCTATCCAAGAGAAATCATATCGCCAGCAGTTGCTGAGAAGTTGCTGAACGATAAAACAGTCACGGAAACCTTGACAACCAAGGTGTCCAGTGGACTCACCCTATGCCGAGCATTCGGCATTGGTGAGTAGTGTCAGTGTGTGTTTAATTCTTAACTCTTAACTCGGAAATCAAAATGCTAAATCTTTCAAGCAACGGCGGTGGGTCTTACATTCGTTTCATGGCGCAAACCCGCCAATGGGAAAACTCTAGCAAGGAGTCAATCACATTGCCGCCAATGGTGATGGACATGGACAGTGTTCGCACTGGCTGGCTTCTGCTTGGTATCGGTCAGCGGGATTGGGTGGAGGACGAGTCTGTTGGTAAGAAGGGTAAGCAGCCTTCTGCTGACCACAAGCGTGGCTTCAGTGTCAAGCTGTTCTCGAAACCTACAGGTGTCGTTGAGTGGTGTGCGTCTGGTGTTGGTGTCACCAAGGGCTTTGAGGCCATCTACAACGCCTGTGATGCACAGGCTGACCACAACCCTGGCAAGGTGCCAGTGATCAATTACGAGGGTGCAACTGCTCTCAAGATTGGCGCAGGAAATACGGCAATTCCCAACTTCAAGTTGAAGAACTGGGTTAACCGTCCTGCTGCATTGGATGCTGATGGTGAGGCTGTCTACGAGGAGGAAGCACCAGCACCAGCACCAGTGCGTCAGGCAGCAAGGCCAGCTCCCAAGCCAGCGCCTGTGGTTGAGGATGACGAGGAAATGTTCAACTAAAATTTAAACGACAAAGGAACCCGGCCTGGTGCCGGGTTTTTTTGACCCTATGAAACAAGAATATTGGAATCTGCTCCTCATTGCCCTGGCGCGTCGGGTGTACGAGCTGGAGCAGAGAATAAAAACACTGGAAACTGCACATGGATGCAAAACTGATTGCGGCGGCACTAGGACACTCAAGGCCAGCAGCAAACGGACATTGGCTGGCGTCCTGCCCGGTCCTTGACCATGGACAGGGGAATGGGGACAAGAACCCATCACTGTCAGTCAGGGATGAGGACGGTAAGCTGCTGCTGAAGTGTCACGGTGGATGTTCGCAGCAGGATGTTTGGGCAGCGGTCAGGGACATGGGGCTGCTGCCTGAGACATCAGAGTGGGTGGAGCCATTGGCTGGCATTGGCAGGCGTATCAATGGACACCATCCACCAACACCAAGGTTACCAGTACCTACTACACCTACTACACCAGTTCAGGTAGAACTAGAGCAGGAGTGGCTGTACGAGGATGAGTCTGGCGTCACACAATTCGTGAAGCAGAGGTTCCGAACTTCAGACGCCAAGGGTAAGACGTACAAGTTGTTGCGGGTGATGTCTGACGGAACCCGGCAGGCGTCAATGTCGGGTGCTAGGATCATCCCTTACCGTCTCGCTGATGTCCTCGAGGCCAAGTTCCAAGCAAAGCCAATATTCATTTGCGAGGGTGAGAAGGCGGCTGATGCCTTGGCATCACTTGGCGTCTTTACTTGTACGTCTCACACTGGTGCTGGGAGTTGGCCTGCTGCCAACAGCGTTTGGTTTAAGGACTTAGCGGTGGTGCTGGTCCCAGACAATGACGCACCAGGCTATAGATATGCATCCTTGGTAGCGGCTGCACTTCTTCCAATTGCCAAGTCAGTCAGACTCCTGGCGTTACCCGTAGGGCATACGGAGGATGCGTTTGAGTGGGTGGCGGCTGGTGGTGATAAGTCTGGCCTGATGGCACTGTGCAAAAGGTTGGAGCCTATCTCTGATGCCTCAGAGATTGTTTATCTCCCACCACCAGCACCAGCAGAAGACTCTGAGCCAGACGCCGAGGAACTGGATTCAGAGACAGAGGAAGTCGAAAGTAAGATTTTGATTGAGGAGTGGGACACCATCCAGGATGAGCCAGTGGAGTGGCTGATTCAGGACGTTCTGCCCAGAAAGGGATTCAGCGCACTGTTTGGACCACCGGGTTCGTTCAAGTCTTTTGTGGCCTTGGACATTGCTCATTCAGTAGCTACGGGTAAGGCCTGGATGGGTAAGGAGGTGTCTGTCCCTGGCGCAGTGCTTTACATCTGTGGTGAGGGGCATGGAGGCATTGGGGCTAGGATCAAGGCACTGCGAGTGCATCACAAGACTGAGCCTGGCGCACCAGTCTACGTTATTCGTCACCAGTTGAACTTACGCAGTTCAAAGGAAGACGTACAGCAGCTCCAGCTTGCCATCACCAACCTAGTGGCAAGGACTCAGGTCAGGTTTGAGCTGGTGCAGGTAGACACCTTGGCTAGAGCGTTTGGCGGTGGCAATGAGAATGACTCGTCGGACATGGGGTCGTTCATTGCCTCGCTATCAAAGATTCAGCGCCTGTTGGACTGTGCATTGCAGATCGTCCACCACGTTGGTAAGGATGTCACCAAGGGACTGAGGGGTCACAGTTCACTACTTGGTGCGTTAGATACTGAGTTGGAACTCCAACGTATTAATGATGGGTTACAAGATAATAATATTGCTGGTGCTGGTAATATAACTATTACTAAGCAGAAGGATGGAAGTGACGGTGCTAAGTATGGATTTCGTATGGTCAAGGTGGACTTAGATAATACTAATTTAGGGTTTGAATCTACTCAGAGTTTGGCGGTTGAGGCTACGGATGTGGCTGTAAATGTGCAGCCAGTTGGCCTGAAAAGGACGGGTCAGGGTAAGCATCAGGGCAAGGCAATGGCAGCTTTTGTGGAGTCAATCAGGGAAACTGATCGCATTCAGTCCACCAAGTTTGGTCAAAAGAAGGTGACTTTGGTGTCTCTTTGGCGGGAAAAAGTGTGGCGTGGGTTGGGTAAAACGGGTGAGGTTAAGGGTCGAGACATCGAATTTAAGGCTGCTTGGAGGGCTGCAACCAACCTTGAGGGTGTGACGTTGGACGGTGATTTTGCGTTCTTCACCACCAAGTTTAACGAGAAAGAGCACTTTTAGGGTGTTCACAAATGGGAACAAATGGGGAACAAATGGTAGACGATTTATGAACAGAAAAGTGTTCACAAATGGGGGCAAGGGTATAACACTTGCCCATTTGTGAACAGTTGGGTAGGTGTTTTGGGGTGGGAACAAATGGAAGGGGAACAAATGGCAAAAGGTAAAACAGTGGTGGTGGAGGCTAGTCGCTATCCGTTGGATGAGTTCAAGGTGAAGGCTGAGTCTTTGGTGGCTAGGTTGGAACGGGTGAAGAATGACCATGAGGCTAGGTGGGGAATTAGGCGCATTGAGATGCTGGTGGATTCCAGCTTGAGGTTGAGGCTGGAGCAGCAGATGGAGAGGGTCTTCAATGCACAGCAGGAGAGGGACATCGAGAAGATGGAGAAGGCGGTTAACGGGATGGTTAAGGGATATGGTGTTCTTGACCAGTGGGCATTAGATAATAATATTGAGCAGCCGAGTATTAATGCAGTGGAGTGGGTTATGCAGGACAAGAGTGTGATGGTGGTGGTTCAGACTCACGCTGATGCAATATATTATCAACAGTTTCGGCCTGATGTTGGTAATAGGCATATATGGTCAATGGAGGAGTTAGAGTTATTATTGCAGTCAGATATTATTAAGGATATTATTAAGGCAAAGGCGTTACTCCCAGGCACAAGGATGGTTCAGGTGACGCCAGGTGGTAAGACAGGGTTTGATGACTGGCCTGATGCTGACGTTGACCTGAGCGGGGGAATCGAGGAGCCTTTGTTCAACTTTGAACACGCAAGGATGATGGGTGGCGTTAGGAGCCGTTAAAATCGACTCAGGTGGCATCAAAGGTACAGAGTGGTACTTGGGGTGCTTGGTTCAACGATAGACGATTGTGGAGCGTTTAAAGATGTATGTGAAGCGGAAGGCAGACATCGCCATGCTGGAGTCAATCGACAAGGAAATCGTCTTTTCGATGATCGAGGTGGGTAAGTCAATTGCTAATGTCTGCATTGAATTGGGCATTAGCAAGCGTGCGCTTGAGACTTGGATTGAAGATAACGGTTATGAGCCGGATATACTACGCGCACGCGTGCGTGCTGCCGATATGATGGCTTGCGAGACTGTGGAAATAGCCGACACCATCTCCGACGATAACCCGAGCAAGCCGCTGCACCGCATCCGAACGCGCCAGTGGCTCGCCGAGAGGTGGGACGCGAAGACATATGGCGCGAAACAGGCAGCGGTGACGGTCAATATCGGCAACCTGCGCCTGGACGCCTTGCGCCAGCTTGAGGTGGTCGAGGACTTATCCACAGGCGAAACGTAGACTTTCCAGCTCTATCCTGTGGATAACTACAGGATATGGCTAAAGTGTCTGTATAGCCTGTGGATAAGCCATTTGCTTGTTAACATAATGGACATCGTATTAAGCATTCGGTGCATAACTGCTGTTTCCGTATGTTTTACGCAACATGGTGAGTCCAGACGCTGGCGGCTCCAGCCTGCCGCGCCAGCCGGGTGACCCCCCCGTCAGCGCCAACGGCGGGGGCGGCAGTTGCAGCACCAAACGCCTACCGAAAAAAATAAAACGTAACGTAAAAATAAAACATAGCACCCCCCCACCCACCGCTACTCGCAACACGCCTTCCAAAAAAAATAAAAAATGCATAATATGAAATATGACCACTGACGCTAATCCGTTCCTCGCCTTTGCCAAGCTGTATAAAAACAACCCTGTGCTGTTTGTAAGGGAAGTCCTTGGCGTTAAGCCTGACCCCTGGCAAGAGGAATTCTTGGGGCATATCGCCGCCAACAACAGGCGCATCAGCGTTAGGTCCGGGCACGGCGTCGGCAAGAGTACGGCAGCGTCCTGGGCCATCATCTGGTATCTGCTGCTGCGTTTCCCGGTGAAGATTGTGGTGACAGCCCCCACCAGCAGCCAACTGTATGACGCGCTGTTTGCCGAGTTGAAACGCTGGGTGAAGGCGCTACCACCGACACTGCAGGAGCAGTTGGAGGTGAAGCAGGACCGCATCGAGGTGAGAGAGGCACCGACAGAGGCGTTCATCAGCGCCAGGACATCACGCGCAGAGCAGCCCGAGGCGCTGCAAGGCGTCCACTCCGACAATGTGATGCTGGTGGCTGACGAGGCCAGCGGTATACCAGAGCAGGTGTTCGAGGCGGCGGCAGGCAGTATGTCGGGCCACAAGGCCGTGACGCTACTCTTAGGTAACCCGGTACGCAGCAGCGGATTCTTTTTTGATACGCACAACCGCCTGAAGGATGACTGGGTGACGATGAAGGTGAGCTGCGCCGACAGCCCCAGGGTGTCAGACGCCTATATGGACGAGATGAAGTCTAGGTACGGTGAGGAGAGCAACGCCTACCGCATCCGGGTGCTGGGTGACTTTCCGAGGAGCGATGACGATACCGTGATACCTATGGAGCTGCTGGAGGCGGCAACGAACAGGGACGTAGCAGTCAGCCCAATAGCCAAGGTTGTGTGGGGGCTGGACGTTGCGAGGTTTGGCAGTGACAGGAGCGCATTATGCAAGCGGCAGGGTAATGCAGTTACCGAGCCAGTCAAAACGTGGAAGAACCTGGACCTGATGCAACTGACTGGCGCGGTGATGGCTGAGTACCAGGCGCTACCACCGGACCAGCGTCCGCATGAGATTATGGTGGATAGTATTGGGTTGGGGGCTGGTGTGGTGGACAGGCTGCGTGAGCTGAAGTTGCCAGCCATTGGCATTAACGTGGCAGAATCCCCGGCATTGGGGAGTACCTACCGGAATCTGAAGGCTGAGTTGTGGCACAAGGCCAAGGCTTGGCTGGAGAAGCGGGACTGCGTTATTCCCAAGGATGAGTCCTTGATTGCTGAACTGGCGACAGTAAGGTACTTCTTTACCAGTGGGGGTAAAATTCAGATTGAGGGCAAGGACGAGATTCGCAAGCGTGGGTTGGCGTCACCCGACAAGGCTGATGCCTTTTGCCTTACATTTGCCAGCGATGCCGGGACTGCGATGTTCGGCTCGCAGATGCATAAGTATGGTTCGAGTTTGAAACGTAACCTGACGAGGGCAGCATGAAACTTACAGCAGCAACCAAGAAAATTGCAAAGGTGATGGGTGAATTTAAAGACAAGAAGCTGATGAGCAGCTCCGGTCAGAAGGTCAAGACCCGTAACCAGGCCGTGGCAATCGCCATGTCCGAGGCGCAGAAGATGAAGAAGGGGATGAAATGAGAACCATACCCAGGGAGATGAAACACGCCGTGATGATTATCATGGGCGGCAAGGAGCCTGGTGATTCCTGTCCAGAGGCAACCCAAGACGTGACGCTAAACCTGAAGAACCGGGAGAAGGCGATTACCAAGGCGGCATACGGCCCAGAGAACCCCAAGCTGCCTAATACTGAGTTTTGGATGCGTAAGGCAGAGAAATGGGACGTCAGCGCCAAGGACGCCAAGATGAGCAGATGCGGTAACTGCTCGGCGTTCAACCAAGACGAGGAGATGCTGGATTGCATTGCCGAGGGTATTGGTAGCGAAGACGTTGAGGACTTGGGGTACTGCGAGATATTTGACTTCAAGTGCTCCGCCAGCCGAACGTGCGATGCCTGGATTGTTGAAGACGAGGAAATGGACACAGAGCTGGAAGAATGAACCCTCCCATTGTCATCAGCACCGTCCACGGTAAGGGTTTACCCGTACTGCTTGAGAGTATCAGGCAGTACGCACCTGACGTTCAGGTGTATCTCAAGGGTCCAGAGAATGTGGTTAGCGGATACGGCTGCACACTGATATTGGGTGAGCCAAGTAACTTTGGTGATGACTACAACGCAGTGATTCGCAGGGCGTTAAGTGATGGTTATGGAGCTGTAGTGATTGCGAATGATGATATTGTCTTGACGCCAAATAGTTATAGGATGTTGCTGGACGATGTTGCTATTTGCAAGGAGTTAAACCAGAACCCTGGACTGGTGGCGTCAAGGTCCGATGCAGTCAGGCCGTACCAGAATATCAGGTGGAACAACGGGGAAGAGCTGAATAATATGCAGTTCACGCATGAGTCATTTGTCAGGCCGTTGTCTGTAGTGAGTCCGATATTTGCTTGGATGAGTGCAGAGGCGTTTGAGGATTGTCAGTTCCCGCCAATCAATTACTTCAGCGATGATGTTATTTGCGCTGACTTGGAGAAGAAGGGCTACAAGCACTTTCTAAGTGCCAGCTACGTTCACCACATTGGCAGCAGCACCATAGGCCGGGATGCATATCAGTTGACGCTGGCGGCTAAACCTTGGATTGACAAGAATCGTCCAACCTACGCAAAAGAATGGTTTTGAAATGGAAAATCTAAACACCGACACCCAGGCCGTTGAGGTGATGGACCTGGACGAGCTGCAGGGCATCATCAACATGGAGCTGACCGATGCAGTCAGCTACATTGACACTGACCTGAGTCCCATTCGAGCCAAGGGTACTGAGTATTACCGAGGCGATTTGTTCGGCACCGAGGAAGAGGGACGTAGCCAGGTGGTGGCAATGGAGGTGCGCGATACCGTTAGCGCCATGATGCCAAGCCTGATGCGGATATTCTTCAGTTCAGAGAACACAGTCGAGTTTGTGCCAACGGGACCAGAAGACGTTGCCAACGCACAGCAGGCCACCGACTACTGCAATTTTATTTTCAACAGCGACAACAACGGTTTCCTGACCACCTACGCCACCTTTAAGGATTCACTGGTGCGGAAGTGCGGGATTATGAAGTGCTGGTGGGAGGAGGACGAGACTGTCCGGATCGAGGAGTATTCTGGCCTTGATGACCAGACCCTGCAAATCCTGATGCAAGAGCAGACTGATGTGATGGTGATGAACACCTATCCTGACCAGATGATGGGTCAGTTGCACGATGTCCAGATCAAGCGCAAGATCAAGGGCGGACGGGTGCGGATTATGTCTGTGCCGCCCGAGGAATTGCTGCTGGACCGCCGAGCTAGGTCATTTGATGACTCAGCCATCATTGCCCACCGCCAGATGGCGACAGTGGCGCAACTGATTGAGTTGGGCTACGACGAGGACGAGGTGCGGGAGAACATCACCAGCACCGACTTGGACACAAACGAGGAGTACCTGGCGCGTCAGCCTGTGAGTGCCTTTGGTGTTTCTGCTGAAAGCGCCAACCCCATGATGGAGCGAGTGCTGTACGTTGAGGCGTACCTGCGGATTGACTACGACATGGACGGGATACCCGAGCTGAGGAAAATCTGCTGTATCGGCAGCGGCTACAAGATTAAGCGGAACCTGCCAGCGTCCTACATACCCTTCATTGACTTCCCCTGTGACCCCGAGCCACACACCTCACCCTTGGAGGCCATGTCCATCTTTGACATTACGCATGACCTGCAAGAGATCAAGAGCGAGATTCTTAGGAATACCTTGGACAGCTTGGCGCAGAGCATCCACCCAAGGACTGCCATTGTGGAGGGTCAAGTCAACATTGAGGATGTCCTGAACAACGAGACAGGCGCAATCATCCGCATGAGGGCGCCCGGCATGGTGCAGCCGTTCAGTACGCCATTTGTGGGACAGGCAGCATTCCCGATGCTGGACTACATGGACCAATTGCGTGAGGACCGTACTGGCATGAGCAAGGCGGCTATGGGACTGAACGCTGACGCCTTGCAGTCCAGCACCAAGGCGGCAGTGGCAGCAACTATCTCAGCCAGCCAAGGCCGCATTGAGTTGATCAGCCGCATCATGGCTGAAGGGATGCGGAAGCTGTTCAAGAGCATCTTGTTCTTGGTGACCACCCACCAGGACAAGGCTCGCATGGTGCGCCTGCGTAATGAGTTTGTGCAGATTGATCCGCGAGCCTGGGACGCTGCGATGGACTGCTCCATCAACATTGGCATGGGCAACGGAGACACCAACGAGCGCGTGGCGGCACTGATGCAGATCAGCGCCAAGCAGCAAGAAGTGCTGACCCAGCTTGGTGTGGTGAATCCCCTAGTGACGCCATCACAGTACAGCAGCACCTTGCGGAAGATTGTGGAGCTGAACGGGTTTAAAGACCCAAGCCAGTTCTTCAACCAGATACCCGCCGACTACCAGCCGCCAGCACCACCCGCACCCAAGCCAACACCAGAGGAGATGCTGGCGCAGGTTCAGGCACAGAGCATACAAGCCGACATCCAGAAGAAGGCAGCAGAACTTGAACTCAGCCGCCAGAAGATGGTGATGGACGATGACTTTGCGCGAGACAAGATGTACCAAGAGATGGCTCTAAAGAAGTACGAGCTGGAGCTGAAGTACAACACCCAAATCAGTACGGCTGAGATTACGGCTCAACAGAACATTGACCGTGAGATGCTTAAACAACAAACAGGAACCTTTCAATGACCGAGGAAGACATCATCCGCAAGGGCAACAAGTCAGAGCTACTGCTCCAAGACGAGGTTTTTACCAATGCCCTGCAACAGCTTCAAGATATCCAGGTTTACAAGTGGAAGTCTAGCCTTCCAGATGAATCTGCAAAACGTGAGCAAGCGTGGGCGATGCTGCAAAGCATTGATATGTTGAAAACTGAGCTGAAGAAGATGATCGACAACGGTTGGGTGGAGCGTAAGAAATTGGAACGCACCCGTAAATGAAAGGAACTGAAACATGGATAACCTAAATATTGCTAACGCAGCAAGTGCGATCGACGCGATGTTGCCATCGGAAGGTGGGGACCAACAGGACGTTGAGTTGCATGAAGAGTTGACGGAAGTTGACTCAGCGGCTCCAGAGGAGGAATTGCAAGACTCCGATGGGGAACAGCCTGATGAGGATGAGGCCGAGGAGGAGGAGGACAAGCCACCCGTATTCACCGTCAAAGTTGACGGCAAGAATGTCGAGGTCACGCTTGAAGAACTCCAAAAGGGCTACAGCCGAGAAGCAGACTACACCCGCAAGACTCAGCAAGTGTCCGAGGAACGAAGGGCGTTCCAGGCAGAGGCTGAACTTGTGCGGACGGAGCGCCAGCAGTATTCCCAGTTATTGGGGTCACTCCAGGCGCAACTTCAGCAAAACGCTGCACCTAAACTTGATATGGATCGTCTTTACAGTGAAGACCCAATCGAGTGGGTGAGGCAAAAGGAACTTGCAAGAGATGCCGAGAAAGTACACGCAGCTATTCAGTCTGAAAGGCAGCGACTCTCTCACATCCAGGCGCAAGAGCAATACCAGTCTATGCAGGCACACCTCGCACAACAGCAAGATGCCATGCTCAAAGCCATCCCTGAGTGGAGCAATCCAGACAAGGCCAAGGCTGAAAAGACGTTGCTGATTGAGTGGGGGCAAAAGCTAGGCTTTTCCTCTGACGAGCTGAAGAATATTTTTGACCACCGTGCTGTCGTTGCGCTGCGTAAGGCTGCGCTGTACGACCAAATGATGACCAAGAGGGGCAACATCAGGCCAGCGGTCAACAATGGGCCTAAACCCGCCAAGCCAGGTGCAGCGGGGAGAATGGACAACATAACTGACTCTAGAAGGTCGCAACAACGTCTTGCTAAAACTGGTCGCGTCAACGATGCGGCTTCCGCAATTGAACATCTTTTGAGGTAATTCAAAATGGCTATCGTAACTAACACTTTCACGACATATTCTGCAAAGGGTATTCGGGAGAACTTGGCAAATATTATCTACAATATATCACCGGAAGAAACTCCATTCCAAAGTAATATTGGAAAAGACAGTGTGCAAAACACGCTGTACGAGTGGCAAACGGACTCGCTACAGGCTGCGGCTACCAATGCCCAGCTTGAGGGTGATGACATTGGAACCTACGACCCTGTTACCGCAACGGTGCGGATGCAGAACTACTGCCAGATCAGCCGCAAAACGGTTGTGCTGTCCAACACCGAGGAAGTTGTCAACAAGGCTGGACGTAAGTCTGAGTTGGCCTACCAGTTGGCCAAAAAAGGCGCTGAGTTGAAGCGTGACATGGAACTGGTGATGGTTCAGAGCCAAATTGCAAGTGCAGGCAGCACCAGTGCTGCACGTACTACCGGCTCTGTCCTGGCCTTCATCAAGACCAACACTGATACAACTGGCACTGACCCGTCTTACACAACGCTGCCAAACAGCTTGCGTACCGATGGCACTGTTCGGACCTTTACTGAAACCATTCTCAAGAATGTGATTCAAAAGACCTGGACATCTGGCGGCACACCGAAAATCCTGATGACAGGTCCGGTGAACAAGCAACGCGTGAGTGGTTTTGCAGGTATTGCTGCAACCCGCTACAACATTGAAGGTGGCGCTAAACCCGCCACTATCGTTGGTGCTGCTGATGTCTACGTTAATACATGGCGTCACTAAGCAGTAATGCTTAGTTGTAACTGGGTGAATTCGGTGAACCTCCTAACTGTGAAGCCAAGCAAAGGACAATACCGAGCCAAGCCGAGAAATCGGAAGGTGTAACGACTAGAGGCGGGAGCCTCGTAGGACCAAGCGGTCCGAAGTACCCAGCCCCTCAAACGAGGGTGAAGAGATAGTCTGATCTACCAGGTAACTGGTAGCCCCGAAAGGGGGACGAGAAAATAGCGAATCTCGTTTAACATTGATGCAGTGATTTTGGCAATGTGACGGTGGTAGCAAACAGGTTCCAACGCGAGCGCGATGCGCTAGTGCTGGACCCTGAGTACGCATCAGTTGCGTACCTGCGTCCTTTCCAGCAGATGGAACTGGCAAAGACGGGTGACGCTGAGAAGCGGCTGCTGATTGTTGAGTACGGCCTGAAGATCACCAGTGAGAATGCTCACGGTCTTGCTGCCGACTTGGTAACGTCCTAAACGGAGGGGTGGGCCAGGGAAACTTGGTCCACCTTCAAAAGATGGAAACACGAATCTTTGACAAAGACGAGACAACAGGCATCACCAGGCTCTGGCATTACAACCCATTGACCGATGAGGCAACCATTGAGACTCAGCAGGATGTCTCCAATGTGGTGGAGGAGAACAAGGACCAGTTCAACGCTACCGACAACAAGGCCAACTGGACAGGCGAGTGGCACAAGGTGGCAAGCATTCCACTCAACATCTATTATGAATTGCAGTCCAGCGGCAAGATTACAGATCAAGCCTACATGAAACGCTGGCTTAATGACCCCGACAACAGATTCTTCAGAACACGACCAGGACAAGTATGACAATTATTGCGGTTTGCACTCCAGCGCGTGACATGGTTCACACCCAGTACGCCTATTGCTTGGTAAACATGGTGGCCTATCACGCCTGCAACACCGATGACCGCATTGACCTCAAAATCATGCAAGGTACGCTGATTCAGAATCAACGGGCAGAGCTGGCGCTGGACGCCATGCGCGAGGGTTGCAGCCACATCCTGTTTATTGACTCTGACATGACCTTCCCGCAGGACATGATCCAGCGGCTGATGGCGCATGACCTTGACATCGTGGCTACCAACTGCGCCAGGCGTAGGATGCCGACAGGCCCAACTGCCAAGGTTGGCAACAAGCTAATCTACAGCACCCTAGATGACCACGGTCTGCAGGAGGTGGACACTATTGGCATGGGCGTTATGCTGATCAAGGCAGACGTCTTCAAGAAGATGTCCGAGCCTTGGTTTGAGACGCCTTGGAGAAATGACAAGCGGGGCTATGTCGGCGAGGATGTCTTCTTCTGCCTCAAGGCAAAGGAGATTGGGTATAAAATCTACATTGATCACGATGTCTCTCGGGAAATAGGTCATGTAGGCACCTTTGAATTCCGACATGAGCACACATGGGTGGTCAAAGACCTGCAGGAGGCATAAATGGCACTCTCTACCTACGCCGAGCTGAAGACATCAGTTGCGGATTGGCTCAATAGATCAGACCTGACAGCGGCAATTGCTGACTTTGTGACCCTAGCTGAGTCACAGATTGAGCGCGTCCTGCGAAACAGGAATATGCTGACTCGCGGGACGGGAAACATCACCGCCGAGTACAACGCACTGCCAGCGGATTTCCTTGACGGGTTGACGCTGAAGCTGACGGGAACCAACCCCATCACACCACTCCAGTTTGAGACACTCAACAGCCTGGACCAGTTGCAAAACACCACTTACCTGTCTGCTGGCAAGCCACTCTTCTACGCCATTATCGGAACCAACTTCCGAGTCCTGCCGATACCTGACAGCACCTACGCCTACGAGATTGACTACTACGCCAAGCTCGCCAAGTTGAGCGTCAGCAACACAACCAACTGGCTGTTGACTCAGGCACCAGACATCTACCTGTACGGCTCATTGCTGCAGGCTGCACCTTACTTGCAGAATGACGAGCGCATACCTGTGTGGGTGGCGCTGTACACCAAGGGCATTGAAGACTTACGCCTCGCTGACAACAGGTCCAATCAGGCAGGAACTATGCTTGCTCGCGCAAGAACACTAGGATAAATCATGGCAGATACCACGACAACCAACCTCTTACTGACCAAGCCAGAAGTTGGTGCCAGCACCGACACATGGGGTACTAAGGGCAACTCTAACCTTGACTTGGTGGACGCACTGTTCGCAGCGGCTGGCACAGGCACATCAGTTGGCCTGAATGTTGGGGCTGGCAAGACGCTGGCAGTTGCCGGTACGCTGACTGCCACAGGAACCACCAACCTGACATCACCAGCAGTCACCACCAGCCTCACAACGCCATCCACCACCTTTGCCTTGGTCAATGCTACGGCAACCACAGTCAACCTGGCTGGCGCTGCCACAGCCGTGAACATTGGTGCTGCCACTGGCACTGCCACTGTTAACAACACCACACTGGCGGCGAAAGCCATCACAGCCAGCACCACCCTAGAGGTGACAGGCATCTCCACCCTGACAGGTGCAGTTGGCGCACCCGCTGGTGTGACAGGCCCAATCACTTCAAGTTCTGCAACTATCACTGGCGGCAGCATCACAGGCATTACCGACTTGGCAGTGGCTGACGGTGGGACAGGCGCGTCAACAGCAGCCGCAGCACTGAACAACCTGCTGCCGTCACAGACATCTGCCGCCAACAAGTATTTGCAGTCTGATGGCACCAACGCAAACTGGGATGCAGTCACAGTCTCAACTGCCGACATCACAGGCACATTGGGTATCGGCAATGGCGGTACAGGCCAGACCAGCTTTACCAACGGTCAACTGCTCATTGGCAACAGCACAGGCAACACGCTGACACCCGCAACACTGACTGCTGGCTCTGGTGTGACCATTACCAATGGCAGCGGTGCCATTACCGTTGCCTTCTCTGGTCCAGGCGCTGGCTCAGTCACCAGCGTGGATGTATCTGGTGGCACTACAGGCTTGACCACAAGCGGTGGTCCTATCACTGGCTCTGGCACCATTACCTTGGCAGGGACATTGGCAGTAGCCAATGGCGGTACGGGAGTCGCCACCAGTACAGGCTCTGGCAGCAATGTATTGTCAACTTCCCCTACCTTGGTCACGCCTTTGCTTGGCACTCCAACCAGCGGAGTCGCAACCAACCTGACAGGCTTACCTCTCACGACAGGCGTCACTGGCACACTACCAATTGCCAACGGCGGTACAGGCGCAACCACTCTGGCGGCGGCTAATATTCCTGTTCTAAATGCTGCCAATACCTTCACTGGCACTCAGACATTCAGCGGTACATCATCAGCACTAGCGATGATCTTGAACGACGCAGCAGAGGTGGCGACAGTATCAGCAACAGCGGCCACAGGCACGATTAACTACGATGTCACCACCCAGTCTGTCCAGTACTACACCAGCAATGCAAGTGCCAACTGGACTGTCAACTTCAGAGCGTCCAGCGGTACATCGTTGAACACTGCCATGACTACGGGGCAGTCTGTGACTGTGGCTTTCTTGGTCACGCAAGGCTCGACTGCTTACTACAACAATGTGGTGCAGGTAGATGGCACAACAGTGACTCCCAAGTATCAAGGCGGTACAGCACCAGCGGCTGGTAATGCAAGTTCGGTCGACGTCTATATGTACACCATCGTGAAGACGGGCAGTGCGGCATTCACTGTCTTTGCCTCGCAGACCAAGTTTGCATAAGGACTGATATGCCATTAGTACAAACAAGGGGTGCGGCATCTGCCCAAGGCTTTGGTGAGTTTGCACAGGCGACTGTTGCCAACTACATTGAGGATGTGTTCAGCACGTACCTTTATACGGGTAATGGCTCTACAGGTCAAACCATTACCAATAGCATTGACTTGTCCACAAAAGGTGGGCTAGTTTGGGGAAAAAGTAGAAGTAATGCCACAGATAATTCTTTGGTAGACACAGTTCGTGGAAATGAAAGTATTATTTATTCAAATCTTACGCAAGCGGCAGATACGCCTATAGCAAATACAATTTCTTTTTTATCTACCGGGTTTAGTGTTAAAAACAATATTTTAAATGCAAATGGGCACACCTACGCCTCATGGACATTCCGCAAGCAGCCAAAGTTCTTTGATGTTGTGACGTATACGGGGACGGGTTCAAACACAACAATTGCCCACAGCCTCGGCTCTGTACCCGGCAGCATTATTGTCAAGCGCACAGACACAACAGCAGCGTGGGCGGTTTACCACCGCAGTCTTGCCAATACCGAATATCTTGTTTTAAACAGCACAGCCGCCAAAGCTACGGGAGCAACATGGTGGAACAGCACAACCCCCACATCCGCAGTTTTTAGTGTAGGCACTGACGCAAGTGTTAACGCATCAGGCGGCACTTACGTAGCCTACCTTTTCGCCCATGACGCAGGCGGCTTTGGCCTGACTGGTACGGACAATGTGATTTCGTGTGGATCGTTTACAAGTGATGGCAGTGGAAGTGCAACTGTGAGCCTTGGATACGAACCACAGTGGGTAATGATTAAACGGAGTGATGCAAGTGACGATTGGATTATGTTAGATGTCATGCGCGGTATGTCTTTTAGTAATTGTCTAAAATTGGCGGCAAACGCATCATCTGCCGAATATAATTTTGGTGCAAACCAAATTTTTCCGACTGCTACTGGTTTTATTGTTAATGGAACATTGTCTGCAAGCGCTACCTACATCTACATAGCCATACGCCGTGGCCCGATGAAAGTGCCTACGCTGGGGACGAGTGTGTTTAGTCCTAATGTTGTGAATGCGCCATTGGCAACAAAAACAACTGTTGGGTTTCCTATAGATTTGCAGATATTCAATTACTTACCGGGAGATGGGGGTAATAGCCCTGTTCTTACTAGACTTGCAGGTGTCTCTACAAACTCCACATCAAGTGGGTCTTTGTTAACAACATCATCTACTGCCGCAGAGTCTTCCGCCTCCGGGTTTTGCCTTGGTTGGGACAATACGGGTTTCCAAATGCCTAGTGGCTACACAAACAGTAATGTAGTCTTTTACAATTTTGGACGCGCCCCCGGCTTCTTTGATGTGGTTTGCTATACGGGGAATGGAACAGCAGGTAGAGCCGTGGCGCACAATTTAGCGGCAGTGCCTGAGTTTATGATTATTAAATACCGGAATGACGTGCAAAGTTGGTTTGTATTTCACTCCTTTGGGACTTCTATTTATAGGCGTCAGTTTTTAAATTTAACCGACTCAACGGGCGGTTCAGGGGATTATTCTTACGGCTCTGGCGGTATGTACCAAAAGCCAGACGCAACAAACTTTTATTTGGAGGCCGTTAATGCAAATCAAAGTGGCGGCACCTTTGTCGCCTACCTTTTTGCCACAGTATCAGGCGTCTCCAAAGTGTTTTCATATACAGGCAACGGCTCATCACAGACAATTAACTGTGGCTTTACAGGCGGGTCAAGATTCGTAATGATTAAGCGTACTGACGCAGCAGGCGACTGGTACGTCTGGGACAGCGCAAGGGGAATTGTTGCAGGGAATGACCCACACCTCAGCCTCAACACAACAGCCGCTGAAGTCACGACAGACGACAGCGTGGACACAGACAACACGGGTTTTATTGTCAATCAAGTAGCCGCAACAAATGTAAATGTTTCTTCTGCAACCTACATTGGACTCGCAATCGCGTAAGGACACACTATGCAAATCAGAACAAATGACGGTCAGGTAATGTACGAGGCAGAGTTTCGTGCATACCAAAAAGCCAATGGTGGCCCAGCGTGGGACACAACGACAACCGAGGTCTTAACGGCTCTGGGTGCTGATGTCGTCTTTGAAGGACCACAAGCCTCTGGCGGGACGGTCTACCAGTACAGCCAACGTGATGGCGTCGAGCAGATCAGCGGCAAGTGGTACACCAAGTACATCCTTGGCCCTGTCTTCACCGACACAGAAGACACAACTGCCGCCGAGAACGAAGCTGCATACAAGGCCAGCAAGGACGCAGAGCAAGCCAAGGCGGTACGCACCAGCCGGGATGACAAGCTGACTGAGACTGATTGGCGGTTTCGCAGTGATATGACACCTTCGCAGGCGTGGAAAGATTACTGCCAAGCCTTGCGAGACATCCCAGCACAGGCTGGATTTCCTTGGACCGTTACTTGGCCTGACGCACCATGAGTGAAATAGACATCCGATTGACGAGCCACGAGGCAGTGTGTGCAGAACGGTATGCACAGATCAATGCTCGGCTCAAGCGGCTGGAAGGCGTGATCATGAAGACCACTGGCGTCTTGATCGTCAGTATGTCAGCCATCGTTTACGCATCTCTGACGTTGGGCAGATGAAGTGGATTTCTTTGAAGTCCTGTCCAAAGCCTGGCCCATCCTGCTGGCGCTGATCACCTTGATCATCGTCTTGGCAAAGTTGGACCTGCGGGTAGCTGTCTTGGAGGACAAGATCAAAACGCTGTTTGAGATGTGGAATAGGCGGGACAAATGATTGATCCGCTAACCGCCTTTGCTGTAGCCCAAGGAGCCATCAAAGGGATACAAGCTGCCATCAAGATGGGCAAGGACATCAATGGCATCTCTGGCGACTTAATGAAGTTCTTCGAGGCGAAGGACGTTATCGCCAAGGAGTCAGTCAAGAAAAAGCCAAAGGGCTTTGGCAAGAGCGATACGGCAGTGGCGTTTGAGACGGTGATGCAGCTCAAGCAGCTCCAAGACGCAGAGAACGAGCTGAAGCAGATGCTGATCTGGTCAGGCAATGACGATGTCTGGAACGCCCTGATGCTGGAGCGTAACCGCATGGTGGCTGAGCGCAAAAAGGCAGAGGCAGAGAAGGCTCAGGCCAAGGCACTGAGGGCTAAAGAGATTAACGACATCCTGACCTTTGGCCTGTGGGCTGCATTGGTGGCTGTAGTGATTGGTTTAACCGCGTGGTTTACGTGGCAACTCGTGGGGGACACATGATCGACTTAACCAAAACCATCGGGGCAGTCGCAGCCAGCATTGCAGCCATTGGCGGCGGGTACACGTTGGCAGACAAGTTTGGTTGGTTTGACAGAGCCATTCTTGAGTGGTCACCAGAGCATTTTAAAATCACAGCGGCGGCAGGGCAACCTATCAATGTGACAGTGGCCCGGATTAAAAAGCGTGATGATTGCTCTGTTGAGAGTTTTACCCCAAGCATCCGTGACGCAGCAGGTATGGTGCACGAGGCAACGACAACGGCAAGCAAATTCAGCGGCCCAGCAGGGCCAACGATTGACACGTTTACCTACCAATTGACTATGGTGCAAAAAGAAAAGATTGCACCCGGCACAGCCACCCTTCTGGCAACGATCAAATACAAATGCCCCGAGGGTGAGCGCGTTGTGCAGTACCCACGCCATGCAAACCTGAGTTTTGACTTGAAAGGCTGACCATGCTAACCCTACTCTCGACCCTGATCTCCTTCCTCGCCGGGGGCTTGCCAAAGCTGCTTGGCTTTTTCCAAGACAGGGCAGACAAGAAGCATGAGATGGCCATGGCCCAATTGCAGATCGAGCGAGAGCTGGAGATGCGCAAGGCCGGGTACGAAGCCCAGCAAAGGGTCGAGGAGATCAAGATCGAAGGGCAGATGATCGAGGCAGAGGCATCAGAACGAGCGGCCTTGTACGCGCACGACATCGCCATAGGTCAGGGCGCCAGCCAGTGGATGGTCAATCTCCGGGCCGGTGTCCGGCCCCTGTTGACTTACGGCTTCTTCTTGCTATTTACCTTCGTCGAAGTCGGCGGGTTTGTCTACGCTTGGAACCACGGGGTGGCGTTCGATGTTCTGCTCACCAAGTTGTGGAACTCTGACACTCAGATCATCTTTGCATCGATCATCAGCTTCCACTTCGGCGGCCGGGCATTCAAAGGCGGCAAGGATTGAAAGTCTCTGCCCGTTGCAAGGAGATGATCAAGCACCACGAGGGTGTTCGATTTAAACCGTACCGATGCCCAGCGCGTCTTTTTACGATTGGAGTAGGTCATGTCCTTTACCCAGATCAAGGTCGCTTACCTTTGGATCAAAGAGACGCTTTCCCACTTGCGGCAGCAGATAACCGCACGTTTTCAAAGGCAGAAGTAGATGGAATTCTTGGCCGCGATCTTCAGCGATTTGAGGTTGGGGTTGCCAAGCTCTTTCCCGTGGTTCTCACCCAAGGCCAGTTTGATGCTCTCGTCAGCTTTGCTTTTAATCTCGGTCTGGGAGGAGTTCAGCGATCAACGCTCCGTCAAAAGGTTCTTCGCGGAGAGATCGAAGAAGCGGCGGACGAGTTTCTGAAATTCACAAGGGGCGGGGGCAAAATCCTGCCCGGACTGGTAAAGCGCAGAAATGATGAACGCGCCCTGTTCTTAATGTAAAATCTTTGCGGGGCCACTGCGCCCGCAATAGGCCGCCTAGTGCGGCTTTCCTATTTGTGGAGCGAATATGGCAACAGCAAACAACCCGTTTGATTTAAACACCACGTCAGGGGCAACCCTGCTCGGCAACGCTACGAGCGCGATCGCCGCACCTCAAGCCACTGGATACACCGCGGCGACGTCTGGCGCAACTGGTTACAAGGCTACCGACGCCAACCCGTTTGGATACACGGCCAGCACCATGACTGGCGAAGGTTACAACGCGGGTTCGCGAACAGCGGCCGGATACGACGCGGCCGGGGCCCTTGGCACCAACTGGAACGTCGACAACAACCAAACAGTTCAAGGACAGATCGGCGGCCTGATTGCTGCCAACTCGCCCCTGCTCCAGCAAGCCCGTGCCAACTCATTGGCTCAGATGAACTCGCGAGGCTTGGTCAACTCGAGCATGGCCTTGGGAGAGGGCCAGAAGGCCGTCTACTCGGCAGCGCTCCCGATCGCCACACAAGACGCGGCCACCTTTGCCAACTCAGCTCAGGTCAACGCCAACGCTGCAAACCAGTTGGCCCAGTTCAACGCCGGCCAAAGCAACCAAGCCCTTGGTTTTACAGCCAACGCTCAGAACCAAGCCGGCTCAGAAAACTTGGCAGCCGGCAATCAGGCTCTCGGATTCACGGCTTCTGCGGCCAACCAAGCCGAAGCTCAAAACCAAGCTGCGAAAAATCAGGCCATGCAATTTGGCGCGGGTACAGCCAGCCAGACATCCGCGGCCAACGCAGCCGCGGCCAATCAGGCCGCACAGTTCACGGCCGGCGCGACCAATCAAGCGGCGGCGGCCAATGCGGCAGCCCAGAATCAGGCCGCCCAAGTCACGGCTGCCAACCAGACCGACGTCTCCAAGCAATACGCCACCGCTCTCAACAGCACTGTCCAGAACATGATGGACCAGTCGATGAAGTTCGCCCTGTCGAACGCCGACGCTCAGACAAAGATCGAACTGCAGAACATCGACGCGTCTACCCGCGCGACCTTGGCTGCAACAGAGGCCGCTTACAAAAACCAGATACAGGCATCGGCCAGCGCAAACGACGTCTTCCAGCAAGTGTCCAAGAACATCGCCGACCTCATGGCCAACCCAGACCTCAGCGCTGATGTTAAAGACGCTACGGGTACGCCCCCTGTTACGCCGAAGCAGGCGGCCGTCAACATGCAGAAAGCCTATTTGCAGAATTCGCTTGAGATTCTCAGCGCAACGTCGGGAATCAAAGGGCTTAAAGATCTGTTGACCGGTCTGTCATGACACGCGAAGCCCTTCTTGAACCGATCATCTCCTCGGTTCGCAAGGGCACTGCGTTGTCGAGGTACCAGATCCTTGACTACTTTGCTGACTGGGAAGTTCTTCAGTTCGATTTTGAAGACCGGCTTGTTTGGACCATGGTGGCCAAAGGGACTGAAGTGCACATTGCTCTTGCCCCTGACTGGCAGCCAAGGGCCAGCATGCGTGACTCGGTCAGGGCTTTCCTTGAGCCGGTGTTTGAGAGACATGGCTTTTTGACCACTCGCGTATCTCACGAGCGAGTAGATCAAAAAAAGTTTGTGAAACGAATCGGGTTTAAGCCCACTTGGAAAGACGGGGACGTTGAGTACTACCTGCTTGGCAGCCTACCATTTGAGAGGAAAATATGATTAAGAAATTCTATCTAACCCGGACGCAAACCCGGGCAATGTCGATTGACCACCCGATTGGCGACCCCACGGGCGGGGCAGCCTACGGTGAGAAGAGAGACCCGCTCAGCGCGGCCATTTCGATATTCTCGATGTATACCTCGGGCGCAGCCATTGCAGCAAACGGCTTAACTTTGCTGTCGGGCCTCCAGTTTGTGGGGAGCGCTCTAAGCCTAGTCGGCAACATCACCGGAAACAAGACCCTGTCCCAGATCGGCATGGTCGCCGGCCTTGCAGGCGGCATAGGTTCTTTTGCTGAGAAAGCAGGCCTGTTTGACTCTAAGGCCCTTGACTCAGCTATTGGCCTTGGTGATGACAAGATCACTAACGCTATGCTGCGAGATACAAATTATCGGGGTCTAGAAACCCCCTTGGGTGGGGGCACACCGGCTGCTGTCAAGGCGGACATCAGTAGCGTGGCCGAGGATTTTGTTAGGGGTGGTGGCGAGGCACTCGCTGATTCGCGCAGTCTTTCCGCCGCTGGCGTCAATTCTTTGGATACCCTCAACGCTGGCGGCAGTCCTTTGAATGCCCCGGCCGCCGGTGTTGCGCCCCCTGCGCTGCAAGCCGACTACTCCCTACAGGGGCCGGGGACGGGGATGGGGCTCAAACCGCCGGTCGGTGCACCAGTGGGTTTGCCGCCCGCCAAGCCCGGAGCCATGGACCTCCTTAAACAGGGCAAATTCGGGGATGCTGCCATGACCGCGGGCTCCGGTGCCATGGACATGCTGAAGACCAACCCGACCGGCGCTTATGTTGCCTCTAAGGCTGTTGGCGGACTGGCTGACTGGCTGAGTGGCAGGTCTGAGGCCGAGCTCGAGCAGATAAAAGCCAACACTGGATACGCCAACGCAAAGGCTTTGGAGGTTCAAGCTACCGTGGACAGAGAGAAGATGAGGCGTGCCAATTTGAACGCGGGCTATGGTAGCGTCAACGCCGGATTCAAGATCAACCCCAACGCGGTTGTTGCGCAGCCACCCGGCCTCGTAGCCGGAGCTATGCAACCCCGTTCAGCATAAGGAGCACAAAATGGCAACAGGCATTATCCAAGACAAAATGGGCCGCCCTGAAGGCGACGAGATCACAACCAAAGCGGTTTCTGACAACATCAAGATACCGCCTAAATTGCAAGAGGCTTATGACCGCGTGGTCATTGCAGGCATGAAGATCATGTTCTCCAAAGAAAGCCACCGGGCCATGCTTCAGGAGATCCAGAAGCCGGGTCCCTTGGACCAGCGTCTCGGCAAAGGCATTGCCGGCTTGATGCTCCTCATGTTCAAGGAGTCGAACGCGACGATGCCTCCGGACGTAATCATCCCGGCCGGAATCAAGCTGATGATGGAAGCAGTGGACTTCCTGCGCGACAGCGGACTGGAAAAACCAACCAACTCTGACATCGCTGGTGGTATGGAGGTCATGATCTCCACGATCCTTGAGAAGTTTGGCGTTGCGCCTGAAAAGATGGCCCAGATGTTGAGCCAGTTCAGCAACGAAAACATCCCCGAGATGGGAGCCTGATATGGCTAGTTTTGCAGGATTGATCTCTGGCGTTTTGGGCGGAGCCGCGGCTGGCTACGGCGAAGGCGCACAGATGGAGATGAAGAAGCAGGCCGATCTGGATCTGAAAAAACAGATGCTGGAAGCAGAGACCGAAAAGAATTTGCGACTGGACGATATCAAACGCCAGCGTGATGTCAGCTACGCCCGCGCCGAAACAGCTTACAACCAAAACCCCGATACCATAGCGGCCGCAGCAAATGCAGAGGCCAATAAATATGACGCTTTGATAAAAGCCGGTGTATCGGAAGCCAAGGCTAGAGCGCTAGTTGCCGAGGGCAAAGCCGCTGCCGGCGCTGAAACCGCGCTTGCACCTGTAAAGGCCGCAGCTGCTTCAGCCACTACTTTGGCAACCGCAGAAGCAAACGCAGCAGTGGCCCCGGCGGTTGCAAAAGCTTTTACGGATCAGTACAAAGCCAGCAAAGAGTTTGAAAATCTTAAAGCCTCAGACGCTACAGACGCTCAAATCAAAAAAGCAAAAACTCTTGCTGCCGACACAGGCTATATGGACGCGTTGGCAAAGATTAATTTGGCTACGCACGCAAACATCATTAAAGCTGCTGAAATCAGAGCCGCTACCGTTGAAAGCACAAGTGAGGACAGGCTTGAAGCGGCTAGAGCGAGGGCTGCCAGTAAACCAGAAGGGGGTGGCGCGGAAGGCAGCATTGCCCTTGAACGCGCGGAAAAATCAGCCAAAGAAGCACTGGCCCGAGCCCTTGGTGTGGAAGCGAAGGAAGCTAACCGCGCCTACATAACTTTGAAAAGGATGGCCGATGGCGGTGATGCAGTAGCTAAAGCCAAGTTGGCCGAAGTTACTCCAATGAAAAAGCGGTTGGAAGACGCCTCGGCTGAATGGGAAAACCGCAAAAAAGCCAAAACAGCCCCGGCCGCAGGAGCCCCGGCAGCGGCGGCTTCGGGTGCCGCGCCACCTTTGCCACCCAAATTCAAACTGGATTAAAAGAGCAATATGGGCTTTAAAACCGCAACCAATCCGGAGACCGGAGAACGTGTTGTTTTGGTGGGCAATCGGTGGGAGCCGTTCACGAAGTCGGCCACCAACGACGCCGGCGACAAAGCGTATCTGGTCAACAACAAATGGGTGACCGACGAGCTTGCCGCCGAGGCAGAGCCATCGCCGGTCGCTGCAGCGCCGACCACCGCAGCGCCAACCACCGCCACGCCGGCAGCGCCAACCGCCGTTGCTGCCCCGCCCGCCGCCACGCCCAAAGCCGTTGCACCCAAAGTCGCAGCGCCGGCCGACAACCGCAGCGCTTTGCAAAAGATGCGGGACTTCGTATCGCCCGAATACAAGAGCGTGCTGGAGACAGCGCCCGTGCCAACAGCGCAACAGCAACAGGCCGAAATCGACAAACGCCTGAGCTACGGCGCCGGACCTATCAGCCGCGAGACCGTGGCCAAGGCCGACCAAATGCGCATGGGTCGCGTGCCGGTTGAGCCGGGCCCCGCGCTTACTGTTGCCAAGGTTCGCGAAGCCGAGGGCGCTGAAACTTTTGACCAATTGGCTCAAAGATTAAAACGCGACGATCTGCTACAGCAAGAAACCCAAACTGCCCGTCGCCAAGCCTTTGCTGAAGAAAACCCATTGCTTGCCAGCGCTGCTGCTGGATCCGCAGGTTTGGTCAGCGGCGCCTTAAACATTCCAAGCGTAACGGCCGACGCCTTTAACCAGACGTTTGTCAATCCCGCTTTGCAATTGGCCGGCTTAAAACCTTTGGCCAAAGTGACTACTGCGTTTGGCACTGAATACCTTGCCAAAAGCGCACAAGATTTCATGCCTAAGATTGGCACGCGCAGCATGGAAGGCGCATGGAAAAACGAAGAGTTTTCCCCATGGCTTATGTCCAAGCTGGCGGCCAACTCCCCTCAAATGGCTCAACAATTGGTTGCGGCTTTTGTACCCCCGCTCCGCGTAGCCTTGCTGGGCGGCATGGGCGGAACAGCGGCCGGCCAAAGCTACGCGCAAGGCGATGACTCCCGCGTGGCCATAGCCAAGGGTGCGCTTGAAATTGGCACAGAGATGCTGCCGTTAAAAGTTTTTGACAAACTAGGTGACGTGTTCAAAGGCATGTCGGTTGCAAAGCAAAACGCCGTGATGGCAATTGCTGGGCAACGGCTAGTCCAAGCCGGTGCCGCGATTACTGCCAACGGCATCACCAACGCCATTGAAGAAACGGCCGCTCAGTTTGGCGGCAACGTGCTTGACAAGTTTTTCCAAGGCAAAGACATTGAACTGAGCAAGGGCCTTGGCGAGGCTGCTGTGCTTGGCGCAGCTACTGGCACCGCCATGTCAGGTTTGCAAGTTGCCAGTATCGCTAGGGGCGCATACGACCCCAACGTACAGATTGCCCGAGCCATTGACCAGAACGTCGCCGGCACGCAGTTCACTGGCACCGACCAAGCCGCGCGTACCCTGCTCAGCGCGGACACATACGACGCCCGGCTGATCAGCCCCCTGATGACAGCGGACCCTTCTCGCGTTCTGCAGTCAACGTCGGTCGACGAGGCGGTCACGTCGGCGAATGAGTTGGCCGGATCTCTGGAGATCACGCCGGGCCCGGTCGGGCCTACTCTTGACCTCAACGCGCCGGCCCCAGCTGGCGCTTTGGGCCCAAGCGGCCCTACCCTTGACCTCGACGCGCCGGTCCCAGCTGGCGCCTTGGGCCCGATTGAGCCTACTTTTGACTTCGACGCGCCGGCCCCGGCGGGCCTCTTGAGCCCGAGCGGCCCTGCGCTTGGCGCCGAGCCGCCGACGCTGCCACGTCTAGCTGAGCGCACTTCTGACTCGGACCTGCTGGCCCGGGTCACCGGTCAGGTGCCTGAGCTTGCCGGCCTGACCGCGCCACGTCCGCAGAAGATCCAAGGTGTTCCAGTCGGGGATCTGTCCGATGAGCAGCTGACCACCATCGCAGCCGATGAATCCGTCCCCGCAATCACCCGCAGGGGCGCGTCAGTTGAGCTCACAGCGCGTCAAACGGAGGCGGCCGGTACTACCCCAGCCTCTGGACTTACAAACGCTCCCAGCGTAACATTGCCCGATGCAGCAACCACCCAAGACTCAGGCGCCATTGCCGACAAAACCCTCACCCTCCCGGCAGCGCCAATGCGGGGTGTCCCTCCTACGTCAGTGGGAGGAGTCGCTGACGGAGACGCAGCGAGAGCAGCTGCCACAGAGTCTTTGGGAAGATGGGCAGCTTCCACTGGTGAAGTAAACCTACCCGCGGTCTTCAACGCCCCGACCCCAGAAGCCGCCACTGCGGTCGCCGGGATCGCCGAAGCACTGGGCACCCAGTTCAAGGGCAGGGTATTTGCATACAACGACGATCGGGCGGACTCGCTCAACGGCATTGCCATTGGCCGGGTTGCCTTTGTCAACACCGGCAGCGTTGACATCAACATCGGTCGCACCGCTCTTCACGAGTTCCACCACACGGTTGAGCAGATCGCCAAGCTGGAGTCCAAACAGGGCATGGCCAACACGCCGGCCCAGCGTTACGTGGCCAGCATGAAGGGTATCTTTGCCGGCATGGACCCGGCCGGCAAGCGTGCCTACCTCACAAACTTCCTGCACAAAGACGAGTTGGCCGCGATAGCCGACCCTGTTGCGCGGGAGCAACGCCTGCAAGAGCTGGTGTCGCTGCCAAATACCGAGTCTGAAATGATCGCCGACTTCCTCGGCAACAGGGCAACAGACAAAAGATTCTGGAAAGATGTGGCCAAGACGGACCCGCAAGGGTTCAAAGGTTTTGTCGACAAGTGGATCGGCATCATTGACAATCTGTTGGCCGCGTTCAGGGGTAAAGCCAACCAAGGGAAGAAGGAGTCTGCCCGGGTTGACAAGTACGTCCAAGATTTAAAAGCGGCAAAGGTCATAGCGCGAGACGCGCTCATTGAATACAGCAAAGGGGTCAGAGATGGAAGCATTAACGTTGCAGCAGGTCAAGACGTATCAGAGCCTGCAGCGTCAGCTCGACCAGTCGCTTCTGGAGATGGGGGCGGTCAAGCCCCAGAATACGGAACAGCCCGCGAAGGCGCCATCTCAGTTCTCGGCCGCCACTACTCAACCGAAACCAGATCTTCGTTAAGCGGAATTTTTTATGGGACTGGCCTCAAAGGTGCAGAGCGGGATCGACTGGACGGTAGCCCAGATCCTCGCCTCAAAAACCGCATTTACTTCTATGTTGACCAAGGCTCCGGAATCAGGCCCGAGTCCGGGGTTGGCGGCATCGCACACGAAGTCCAGCTCAACAACATCTACGACCCCAAAACCCAAACGCTCCCGGTTAAAGGCAATTTCAACGCCTTTGAATCGTCAGTAATCAACGCTGGTTTTGACGGTTACATCGCTCCCTTCGGCAACAACCAATCTGCCGTAGTCCTGCTGGGCCCGCGCCACTCAGCCGTACCCGTAAGACCTCTGGGTCGCGTGGCCGGTGCCCCAGCCCCTGTCACAGCCGAACCGACGACGCTGAAGAAGGGGCTCCTGTCCAAAGAGCTGGAGGCCATCGAGGCTACCCGCGTGCCCGGCGCCCGAGTGCGCAACGGCAATTTGGAGATCCCAACCGGGTCACGCGAAGCGGCCAACGCAGAACTGGAGCGCATCGGCAGCGACGTCAGGTTCAGCGAAAAACAAGCAGAGCCAACCGATCTTGGTACGTTCCGCGATGTGGCCAAAAGTCTTGGCCTATCCGAAGAGCAATACAACGCGTCTGTCTTGGGCCTAATGACCGGCAAAACCAAGGACGCCGCGTTTGAAGCTTCTCGGGTTGGCGGCATTCCGGAAGTCGTCCAATGGTTGGACCAACGGTACCGTGACGCGGGCATGCCAGTCCTTGACTTGAAAAACGCCGAAGACCGAAGCAAGCTGGCCCACATGTTGGCGGGCGAGGCCGTTGGCGCAATCCGCAGCGCAGGCAATGCCGTCGAATGGTATGACGAAACCGTGGCCAAAACATTGAGGGTGATGGCGGTTAAATACCCAGAGCTGAACACGGACCAAAACGCACGCAACGCGTTCTTGATGGCCGTTGCCATTTCGTCCCAGACGATGAACGTGGAAGACAACCTGCGTTACGCCTCAAGCCAGTACGAAGCCTTCCGCCAGTCGCAGCAATTTCCCGAAGTTGGCACCGGCAAATCCGCCCCGGCCATGGCCAAAAACTTTGCACTGGCCAACAGCCTGTTGAAAGAATTGGGCGCTGCCGATCTGCGCAGGTTCCTGCAAACGTCATTGACCAAGCGCGAGCTGGAAAGCATGGGTTTTAAGATCGGCGGCGAGTCGATGGACGAGAAGCTTTTGGGGTCTGCCGTATTTGGGCCCAAGATTGGATTTGGTTTCTACAGCAACCTGACCGGCAACTTTGAACCCGTGACCATGGACATGTGGTTCATGCGCACCATCGGCCGCCTCAGCGGCACGTTGCCGGCCTTTGACCCGGTCCTATTCCCCAAGCAAGTGGCCAAGCTTCGTGCCGCTTTGGCCGAAACCGGAGATTCAAGCCGTGGTGTTTACGCGTCAGACTTCAACCGAAAAGAGGTTGTCGCTGCTCGGAAAACCGACGCGGGCGCGGTTGCCTTGGCTCGTAAAATATACAGTTTGCACAACCGGCAGTTCATCAAGGAACGTGCGGCATTTGACTCTGGCGCCCGCATCAAGACCGCTTTGGTAGGTGCGTCTGGCTCGATCATCAAGTCGGCTGACAAGCCTACTGATGCGCCGGGCAGCGGCGGTCAGCGCCAGCTTTTGCGCAGCGTTGTTCGCGAGATGGTGGATTTGGTTGAGAAGCAAACCGGTAAACGCGTACCCCCGGCCGCTTTGCAGGCTTTGATCTGGTACCCGGAGCAGGAGCTTTACAAAAAGCTGGGCGTAAGGCTTCGGGTGACTAGCCAAGATTATGCGGGTGCGGCACAATCCCTTTTAAAGAAAGAAGGCTTCGATGGAAAACGAATTAGCGCAGCAGCCAAATCTGGACCAAGACCAGCACAACCAGTGGCTGCAAAGCAGAACGCCAGAGCAGCTAGACCGGTTAGCGGTGCGGGTCAAAGACTGGATGCGTTCCAAGGACAGGAACGAACAAATTTCATCCAAGGAAGAGTTGAACAAACCTTAAACAGCAAGGCAAATGCTACGCCCCTTGCCGACCTGTTTACCGGATTGGAGAAGCGCGGTTTGGCAAAAACTAAGACCGAGGGTTTGGTCAATCGCCGGCCCGATGCCTCTCAGATTCGATACGTGCAAGACAATTTCCTCGACATCCTCGACGAGCTGGACACCTCTGGCAAAGTCAAAATCAACTGCAAATAAGGGTCCAACATGACACCGACAATGATCATCTCCGCCGACCTCAAGAGCATGCTCGACGAGGCGATTCACTCAGAGCTCTACGCGTCGAACCTGTACAAGCACATCGCCAACCAGCTTCAGCGCCTTGGCTACCTTGGCGCGGCCAAATTCTTTTTAAGCGAAAGCAAAGAAGAGCTGAAGCACTACCAGTTGCACGCGCAATTTCAAAACGACGTAGGCACGGTGGCCAAGGTCCCGATGATCGAGGCCATGAACGAGTCGATCAAGTCCTTCTCTGACGCGATCGAGCTTGGGTACGAGACCGAGCTGGAGCTGTACAACAGCTACAAGGGCTGGTACTCTGACGCAAGCGACGATCCAGTGGTCCAGCAGTTCTTGCTCCAGTTCTTGGAGTTCCAACGCACCAGCGTGGGCGAGTACGGGGACCTGCTGTCGCGCATCCAGCTGGTCGACGGAGACAAAGCCGGCATGCTCTTGATCGATCAGGAGCTGGGGGGCTAAGAACATGGCCAACTGCACCTACACGTTCACCGACGGCACCACGATCAAGGGCATACCCGCGCTCAAGGCGTTCTTGGTCAATGGCGGGCTCGACACCTACCTGCCTGAGCGTGCCATGGAGATGCAGGGCCCGGCGGCGAGTGCACGCCAGACCGACACGCCTGAGTTCAAGCGTTGGTTTGGCGATAGCGAGGTGGTGGATGACGCGGGCAAGCCGATGGTGGTTTATCACGGGACAACTGACAAAGATTCTGATGGCGGGATTACGGCATTCAAGTCCTCAAAAACTGGGAAGCTTGGCGCTGGTGTGTACATGACCGCAGAGTCGTCGCGTGCCTCAAATTACGCGAAGGAAAAAGGCCTTGGCGGTCGCGGAGCTTACGTGCTGCCAGTTTATGCGAGCCTTAAAAATCCCGTTGTTTTTGTGGAACAGAAAAACGGTCTTGTGCTTGAAACACGGCCTGACTTGTTTGGCAAAGAGAGTCCCTACGGACGCTTGGACGGCAATGAAATCCAACAAGTTCTTGTTGACGCTGGCTATGACGGCGCCATCATTAAAGATACCAACGGCGTACTCGTAGAAATTCTTGCATTCAAGCCCACCCAAATCAAGTCTGCCATCGGCAACACCGGCGCCTTTGACCCGGAGAACCCGGACATCAGGTTCAGTGCACGCCAGACCGACACGCCCGCATTCAAGAGGTGGTTTGGCGATAGCGAGGTGGTGGATGACGCGGGCAAGCCGATGGTGGTTTATCACTCAACCCCCGAAGACTTTTCGGTGTTTGATACCGCTCGGTCAGAACTTGGATCTCACTTTGGTCCAGCTGAGCAGGCAAACACTTTTGGCGGCAGCAACGGTAGGCGCATTATGCCGGTCTACTTGTCTATCAAAAAACCAATTCGTTTAGTTGACTACGGGCAGTGGGACGCGGCAAACACTTGGGGCCAGCTTGTTGACCTTGGTGTTGTAGAGGACGAGGGAGATAAAATTTCGGATTCCCTTGTAGGCATGGCAACAGGGGGCGCTGGCGATAAGGTGGTGCAAGATGCTTTGATTAAAGCTGGCTACGACGGCATCGTCTATTTAAACCGGCGAGAAGGGTTTGATCCATTTGGACCCGACGGCGTAGACGGAAACGAGTTGAACGAGATGACGGACGAGGAGGTAATGGATTACTTTCCGGAAGCCCAAGACTCCTATATCGTCTTCAAGCCCACCCAGATCAAGTCTGCCATCGGCAACACTGGCGCGTTCGATCCGGAGAACCCGGACATCAGGTACAGCCCGAGGCAGTTCCCGTCTGCCCGGGGGCAGCGGTTCACCCTGAAAGACGAGACCTACACCAAGACAGTCCAGCGCAACTTGCAGGATTACTTTGCCCGGGTCGCTGACGTGCAGGGCGCCCTGTCTGCGCAGGGAGGCAAGGTGGGCGAGGCCCAGAACGTCTACTTGGCTGAGGAGCTGTCTTACGGTCGCCTGCAGGAGCAGATGGTCGACTTCAAAGAGGACATGCTCAAGCCTCTGATCAAGGAAGCCAAGGCCGCCGGCTTGGAGCTCAGCGATCTGGCCCTCTATGCCTACGCCAAGCACGCGCCTGAGCGCAACCAAGCCATCGCAGCACGCAACAAGACCTTCGGCAAGGGCGAAGGCTCGGGCATGACAACAAGCGAAGCCAACAACATCATGCGTGCTTTCAAGGCAGAGGGCAAAGACACCGCTCTCGCCGACTTGCACGACAAGCTCATGCAGATCACCCAAGCCACCCGACTTGTGCTGCTGAGCGAGGGCCTGATCACTCAGGACCAGTTCGACTCCCTGCAAAGGCAGTACTCTGACTACGTGCCTCTGCGCGGGTTCACCGAAGACGAAGACCTCGAGTCCGGCCGTCCCGTTGCTGGTCCTCGAGTCGGTGGCCGGGGGTTCAACATCCGAGGCAAAGAAACCATGCGTGCACTTGGACGCGAGTCTCGAGCCGGTCACGTCATCGAGAACATCGTCCTCGACTACGAACGCGCCGTGGCCCGGGCCGAACGCAACAACGTGGCCAAGGTGTTCTTGGATCTGGTAACGACCAACCCAGACCCGGGCCTGTGGGAGATCGACTCTGTCCGGACAAAGGCTGCATTCGATCGCGCGACTGGGATGGTCAGGTACAACACCTTGATCGACAAGGGAGAGGACACCATCTCGGTCAAGATTGACGGAAACGAGATCTACATCAAGATCAAGGACCCCCTGCTTCTGCGTGCCATGCGTAACGCGGGCAAGGACGAGACCGGCGCGATCGACCGGGTGCTGGCCATGACCCTTGGCCGGTACACCGCCCTGATGCGCAACACCCTGACCCGTTACAACCCAGCCTTTGGTTTTACCAACGCGGTAAAAGACCTCGGCTTCGGCGCGGTCTCGGCTTTGTCTGATCTGGGTCCAAAGGGCGCGGCTCTGTTCTTCAAGAACTACGCCAACCCTGTCCAGTCAGGTCAGATGTTCGAGGAGTTCCGCGCGGCTGGGGCGACCACCGGTGGCTGGCACATACGAGACCAGCAGGAGATGCAGAAGGAACTGCAGAGGCTGGTCGAGTGGGAGGGTGGCTCGTCCATCAAATCCACGGCCTACTCGATGGGCAAAGCCACTCTGGACGCGTTGGAATTCATTGGCCAGTACAGCGAAACGCAAGCCCGTTTTGCCGCGTACAAAGCAGCCCGGCAGTTGAACAAGTCGCCTGCCGATGCGGCCAGCATTGCGAAGAACCTGACCACCAACTTCAACCGCAGGGGAGAGTGGGGCTCGGCGATGAACACGATGTACCTGTTCTTCAACGCAGGCGTGCAGGGCTCGGTCAAGACAGTCAAGAACCTGCGCAGCCCATACGTCATGGCAGCGATGGCTGGTCTGTCCGGCATGGCTGCAGGTCTGGCTTTCATGGGCGCGGGCGTGGGCGGAGATGACGATGACGGTGAAGCATACTGGGACAAGATCCCCCAGTTCGAGAAGGAACGGAACCTGATCATCATGCTGCCGCCCGGAGAGGGGATGATGATCAAAGGCGAGAGCAAGGTCGGCAAGAACGGCCGGTATTTCAAGTTGCCAATCCAGTACGGAATAAACGTGTTCTCTACGCTCGGGTACCAGATAGCCGACTTGGCCAGATACACACAGAACCACAGCCGTGGTGTCAGCCCGGCGAAGGCAGCCACCAACATGGTGTCGGTGACCTTCGGCTCTTTCAACCCGTTTGGCGGGGGTTTCAACCCAAGCAAACCGACCGAGGTTGCACTCGCGGTCTCGCCTTCGGTCGTGGACTTGGGCGTGCAGGCTCTGATGGGAGTCAACAGCTTCGGCACACCAGTCGCTCCCCGCAAATACGACGACGTCAAGCCTGACGCGGAGAACTTCGGGCCCGGCATGGCAGGCACGTGGGAGCAACGTTTGGCCCGCTGGCTCAGCGAAAGCACTGGAGGTAACCGTGCTGTGGGCGGTGCGATCGACGTGTCCCCCGGATCGATACGCAACATTGTCCGCAACCTGACCGGCGGAACCGGCGATTTTCTTGCGTCGGTGTTCGTCAACATTCCGTCCAAAATGTGGAGCCCTGAAGGTGAGGTTGGACCTCGAGACGTGCCTGTGCTCAAAGCCTTCTACGGTGAGGTCGATGACGTGACCGACTCGAAGCTGTTCTACGAACGCAAGGCCGAAGTCTTGGAAGCTGCCAAGCAAGCATCTGATCGGCAGAAGCTGGGCATCGAGGTGGAATACGATCCCGAATCCAAGGGCCTCCAGTCTCTTGGCAACTCCGCGAAAAGCTACACCAAGAAGATGACCGAGCTTCGCAAGCAAGAGTTGAAAGTCGCTGAAGACTCAAGCTTGACCGAGGCCCAGAAGAACAGCGAGCGCAAGGCCATCCAAAAAGAACGGGCTCAAATAGCGTCTGAGTTCAACGCTCTCTACTACGGGATGAAGAAAGACTTGGCCGCGGTCAAGTAGTTGGGTGTGGGCAGTTGTCGGGCACGTGGACCGCACACCAGACTGCTTGATGCGGGCATGCGCCCCGGGGCGGCTTCCAGCGGTCGATGTAGACATCCGGCATCTTGGTCACCGCCCGGTGGGCGTAACGGTAGGGCACTCCGGCAAATTGGGCAATCTCGTTGATGGTCAAGCCGTCAGGATGGACGCGCAGGGTGTTGCGCACAAGGAGCTCAGTCTTCATGCCCTCTTCCGCGGCAATGGAGCCCAGTGGGTCCAGAACTGGGTCTCATTGGGTCGGTGCCGGTACTGGCCAAGTGAGGCCACGCCGCCGCGGCCCAGCAGAAGTACCTTGACGCCGGTCGGGGTCGACGGGTCGATGGGTATCCAGTAATACTCATGCGACACCATCGCAGTCCTCGTGCTGTCCAGCTTGAACTTTCGTTCGTGCTTTACGAGCTCGAACTCCTCGTCTTCAGTGATTACCATGGCGCATCCTCGTGATTGTTGGGGTTGAAGGGGATGGGCTTAGCTGGCTGCGGCTTGGGCAGTTCAGTGGGAAAGGGCCAGTTATCCATGGTTCTTTGCTTTCAACAGGGCTGTTACGGTGTCAACAACTGCCATTCCCGCCCTTGTCACCGGGCCGTTGTTAAGGCTGAAGTGATAGCGCAGGATCTCGTTTGCGTCTATCTCAGCACCCGTCAGACTTAGCCACGGGCGCTGGGTTGTGGGTGGTACTGGTTGTGCCATTAACTCTCGCGGAACCATCTCACACAGAGCGTCTGCCATGTGGCTCGGCATCTTCCGCTGTGCTGCGGGTGGGGCGTCAGCCCACTTCTCAAGCACCGTCTTGCATTTCAAAAAGAATGCCAGCCGATGCTCAGAACCACTCGCATGGACCCACGGAAAGCCCTTTCTCTTGCTGAACAGAGACCCATATGTATACCCAGCGTTGAACTCGCTTTCAATTTCTACTAGCGCGGTGCTTACGTCTGCGCTCAATTCCTTGAATGTGTGGTTGTCGCGCATGTAGTAAATCGGCGTCGGCTCGGCTTGCTGCTCTGGCTGTGATGCGGGTGGGGTGACGAATGGTGGCTCAAATCCAGCGTTTAACATAAGCGTTTGCACCGCCGTAGGGATTGCACGGAATTGGTGACAGCAGGCTGGGCAAATCACTTTGTTACCGTCCGCCACCGGCTCGGCTTGCTGCTCTGGCTGTGATGCGGGTTGAAAAGCTGGGTGTTTAGCGAAAGAATCTGGGTTATCTTCTTCAATAATCCACTTCGCCACCGGCTCCTGCTCTGGCTGCTCCAGTGCTTTGCGTAGGGCGGTTGCCGACTCACGAATTTTCCGCAATCCACGATCAATACTCTTTGGCGTATAAGCTGCCCCAACGAGTGCAATATTGTCGGCAATGGCCAACGCCTCCAGCCCCTGCTGCACTGTGGCACGGGGTATTGTGATGGTGTCAGTCATGTGGTGCGCTCCTTCAGTTTGGCGTCCATTTGGGCCAGCATTTCTTCAAAAAACGCAAACCGTAAATCAATAACAGAAAAGTCAACCGCCTCATCGGACATTACAT